CAAACATATCAATCTCCTGCTAAAACTAACAAAACTATGATGGCTAGGAACCAGTGTCCAGTAAACAACAAAAACCAGAAGCCTAGCCATCCTGCCATATTACACACCTGCGGGTTTCATACAAGTAGTCTCTGCCAGACGCTTCCAGTTCATAACCGACATCTTACGCAGGTCTGCAATCTTGATTGCCATGCGCAACGATACTTCACGCAGACGATCCTTGTTGTCGTTCATAAACTCAATAATCTCGTCTTGCACACCAGTATCAAACTCATAGTCTGCAAACAACTCGCCGTCTTTGGCAATTTGACGAATGCGCAACAGTCGATCACGCATGGTGTTCAGCGTCAAGTCCAGATAGTGACAACGTGATTGCAAAGCATCCAAGTGATCACGCAACTTTTGGCTCTTCATGCCATCAAACTTCAAGTTCGTAATAAAGATAACTGAACCTTTGAACTCGAAACTGTCAGGGATGCCTTCGCGGCGCAGAGTACTCGATTCAGACAACCAGGAGATCTTACGCTTTTTACCTGAGTCCAACGCACCTTTAAGGAGGTTGAGGGATACGTCATCAAGTAGAATACTGTCACAGTCGTCGAAAACCACGACACAATTTGGATCAGAATACTTGTACAGCGTTTGATAAAGACCGATTGGGGTTGCTGAGCCTTTAACCACTTCTGCACGTAGTCGCTTGCCTGCAAGTTTGTCGAACATAGTTGCTTTGTCAATTTCTTGCTCCACACCAAAAGATTTACCAACACCAGGAGGGCCAGACACAATCATAGCACGAATGTCTCCTGACACAGTGGCCTTGGTCATCTCGTGCAGGATTTCAAAACGCTCGCGGATACGATCCATTGCTTGCTCGTCAGTTTCGACGATTGCAGGCTGCTCAAATTTTACGGTGTTGTCTGTAGGCATGCCGTTAGTATACTCGATGTCGGCAATATTGTCAACACTTACACGAATCGTTTCAGGGCAGTTAGGGAAAGCGCCGCCGTTTTTAACAGTAACAAAGTTACCGCGGGCACCAGATTGAAAACCACTAACAAGAACAAACTCTTGGTTTTGGATAGACTTGTTACGGTAGGTACCGTTGAGGATACGAATTGCACTCATGGTTGGCTCCTGTTTTGTGCGTTAAAATGTTATTATAGCAAATTGGGAATTATTGGTCAACCGTTTCAGCAGTTTCCAACACTTGTTGTGTAAAAACAACACCACCGTATGCTGCTTGAAATTGCAGGGCACAAGCCTCAACAGAAAAAGTTAATACTTTACCATTACTTGTAATCAGTGTGTATTGCATTTGACCCTTTTGCTTACTATGCCATTATTATAGCAAATTGGGAATTATTGGTCAACCGAAAAAGTTAAACCCAAAGTTTTACAATTTCTGGGTCCGAAAGTTGGTGTGGCTTAGGGTTGCCGTGGAACACTACTACAGCAGTATCGGGGGCAATTTTTACCCCTGTGTTCAAGGCACGATGTTTGCGGTATTGGAAGTCATAGCCGCCATCTAAGCATTGCCAGCGATAACTTTCAAAATACTTGTCATCAAAGTGTCTGCGTTTGTTAATGTCAATTGCTTTTGTAATGTAATCCTGATCGCCTTGGAATCTCTTGGTTACAATGTCTACACCGTCTTTTAAAAACTGATCCCACACATACGAAAACTCCGACACATTAAACCACATCACACTTGAATTAATGCATTGGTACGTTGCTCTTTGCAAATATCTAAAATCTCTAATGCCCCAAAAGTAGTTTGTGGGCAATTGTGTTATCCAGCCAAGGTCGCGAACTATTACTGTATCAAGATCAAAATACAACAAATTACCTTGATGATGTTCAGGGTTAAACAAATGCATTTTATACCACCAGGACTTCTTGGGTCCGCTGATACCTGGCCAAGTTTCAAGACAGTGTTTGATCATATGCGGCGGCACTGAACGGTCATGTTCTGTGTAAACATGAAAGTTAATTCCTTGCGGAATGTTCTTGGACAACATGTTATAAAGCCGTTCAACATACACCCAGTCATAACCGGTTCCGTGTATAACGCAAGCACAATCTATTTTACCGCTAACGCGGAATCTATCCTTTTTAGCCATGTTCCTCTTCTTAGTTCTTCTACTGTGTATTCTGTGTGACATATTTGCGTTAGCCACAAATCTCTGTTTATAGTATAAGGTTGTTCAATGTCTGCAAATCCCACGCCAACTGGATATGCCAGGCTAGTGTTATCTACAATAGGACGTACACCAGCAATGGCCGCTTGTATGCCTGGACCCGAATTATAGTTAACAACAGCATGACAATCAAAGTGCATATCAAAACTGTCATATGTGTTTGCAACTGGGCGCGGCGCTTCAATTGATACACCTGGCGGCAGTGGAGGCAAAGGCATTTTACATCTTGGGTGCGGGCGTATTGTAATGGGACGATCTGTGTTGTTGCGTAAAATACCAATGGTAGTTGTTAACCAAGCAGACATGTCGGGAATGTTTGCTACTTGCAAACTCTTTGTATGTTGCATTGCAATAACAATGTTTGGCTTTGGTTGTACCTGCGTTGCTAGACTTATCTTTAATTTTCTAGGCCTGTCAAAATCCAAATTAGTTAAATGTCCATAATACCCTTGTGCAGTAACATTGTTAACAGATACTTTCCAAGTTTCTCCGCGATATAGCGCACCAATTTCCACAACAATAACTGGTTTGCCCTGTGATCTGTAATGCTCATACACTTGTTTGTTTGGTGCCATGCGACCGTTCCAAAGCACTGACCAAATTATAGCAGCATCTGACGTCATTGAATTTTCTTGTGTTTGAATTCCTGATGCTTGCAAGCAATCTAGTATTGCTCCCATAACAGGACGACTGTTATTAGCACACTGCAAAGGAAAATAGGCTATGTTTTTGATCACTAAATATCTCGATGAAATATACTGTAGTTACCACGTTTAATGCTGCCGGTTACGAGAAATACGGCAAGCGAATGATTCAAACCTTTTTACAAAATTGGCCAACAGATGTTCAATTGGTTGTATATGCAGAAGGTTGCGCTGTTGATGAGTCTGCGCCTAACTTGACTGTGCATGATTTAGAAGTAGTCAGTTCAGAACTTGTGGCATTTAAAAATAAATGGCGTGGAGTACCCAAAGCAAACGGTGATGTAAGCGCCGATCCAATAAGATCTCAACGCAAAGACTCTGGCAAAGGATTTAAGTGGGACGCGGTGCGTTTTGCACACAAAGTATATTCAATATTTCACTGTGCTAAAAATGTCGAAACAGATTGGCTATTGTGGATGGATGCCGACATGGTATGTCATAGCCCTGTTACTGTAGATGTATTAGATAAACTGTGTCCTAATGTGCATGACCTATGCTTTTTAGGACGCCGAGGCAAATACACCGAATGTGGATTGTATGCTATGAACATGAAACATGCTATCATGAAACAGTTCCTTTGGGATTTTCAACGCATGTATGATGAAGCAGAAAACGGTATCTTCAATTTGGTAGAGTGGCATGATAGTTTTGTGTTTGATGCTGTTCGTAACAACCACAAGTTAAATCAGTATGATTGGTCTAGTCATTTAATCACAGGCGAAGGTCATCCTCTTATTAACTCAGAATGGGGTGCATACCTAGATCACCTCAAAGGCAGTCGTAAAAACACAGGACGTAGTTTGGCCAACGACTTAAAAGTAAAACGCACAGAAACATACTGGGCATGAACTGGATTTTCCTCAACAAAAACAACTGCGACGAGTATATCGAAATGTTCGCTCGTGGTTCAGACACCCAGCCTACTTGCTTAGAAACATGGCAGTATGAAAACAGTTCTGCGCCGTTGGTTGTGCGTGGTATTATGAAGCACAAGATAATCAAACGTTGCTGGGCAGAACAACGACCATTCTTTTATGTAGACTCTGGTTATGTGGGCAATCGCATAAGTCAATCAAACCCACATGGCTGGAAATACTGGCACCGAGTTGTGCATAACAATTTGCAGCACGGAGATATCATTACTCGTCCCCCGGATCGCTGGGAACGGTTGGGTATTAAACTACAACCCAGGCGTCACGGCAGCAAAATATTAATTGCTGCACCCGATGCAAAGCCTTGTGCATTTTATAACATAGAATTAGAACAATGGATCGAATCAACCATAGCCACTATAAAACAGCACACAGATCGTCCTGTTGTTTTGCGCCAACGAGATCCCAATAGACAAAAACGAGTCAACAACAGTTTAGAATCTGCACTGGATGATGTGCATGCTGTTGTAACGTTTAACTCAATTGCTGCCACTGAAAGTATCATTGCTGGTGTGCCTGCATTTGCACTTGCTCCTAGCAATGCTGCTATTCCTGTGGCCAACACAGATTTGGCATATATAGACAATCCGCGATTTCCTACCAACGACGAACGATATGCATGGGCATGTCATTTAGCATACGGTCAATTTCATAACACAGAATTAGCCAACGGGACCGCAACAAGAATACTACAGGAGACATACAATGTTTGAAAGCCACGGTTGGTGGTTCCCCGACACCGAAGATCATTTCCCAAAGATGCTGGCCAAAAGCGTAAGCAAGGGTGGACCTAAAGAATACCAATATCAAGTTAGAAATCGTAGCCTAGGTTATGTTAAACAAAAGCGTGTTGCGCTAGACATTGGTGCTAATGTGGGTTTATGGAGTCGCGATCTTGTAAAACACTTTACGCAAGTTGTTGCATTTGAGCCTGTTGCCATGTTTAGAGAGTGTTTAGAACGCAATGTGTTTGTCAAGAACTTAGAAGTTAAGCCAATTGCTCTAGGTGACCAAGAAGGTATGATCCGAATGATCATCACCGAAGGCAACACTGGGCACACGCACGTAGATCCAAACAGCGTCAATGGCGATATCAAAATTGTCAAGTTGGACAGTTTAGAATTGTCTGTTGTAGATTACATGAAAATCGACTGCGAAGGATTTGAGTATCGTGTGCTGCAAGGTGCAGAACAAACTATACGCCGATGCAGACCTGTCGTAGTTATTGAACAAAAGCCGCATGATGCATACAGCAAAGAATACGGTCAATTTGCTGCCATTGAATTGCTACAGTCGTGGGGAATGATCAAGTTAGATCAAGTCAAAGATGATTGGATCATGGGATGGCAGTAAGCGAATATTACAATGAATCTGTTAAACGTGGCGCACAATTCCAAGCAGAAAACAAAAGTTGGGATGGCAAAGATGCTTGGCGTTATAATCGTCCTATCAAAGATGTAGTAGTTAAACATCAATGCAAAACGCTGTTAGACTACGGCTGTGGCAAGGGCACACAATGGTCCCAGTCAACATGTTTCTGGCCTAGCACTATAGAACAGACGTTCAAACAATATTTAGAACTAGATTCAGTATACAGGTATGACCCTTGCCTGCCCGAAGTTAATGTATTGCCGCCAGCAGACCAAAAGTTTGATATTGTTATTTGCACACAAGTTCTTACATACGTCCCCGATGACGATTTGCAATGGGTTAAAGAACTTTTGATGAGCCATACTAGTAAGGCTTGTTTTATCGGACTACATAATATACAACCAAAAGGTAAAAAACAAATACACGAGTCAAAATACTTTACTGCGAACAGAACTGAAGAATGGTATCGAGAACAATTCAAGGATTGGACCGGTTCTAAACTGTACTGGTGGTTTCGTGGAAAGCCTTACACCCCAGATTGGATACAAGAATGACACTAATTGATCGAGAATATCAAGAACAACTTAACCGCATGCATAGCCGTGGCAAATTTAACAATGGCGCCAAGGCTTACAAAATCGTAGAAAAATTTATCAAAGAATACAAGCCCACAAGTGTGCTAGACTTTGGCTGCGGCAAGGGCGCACTAATTGCAGGCATCAACGACTTACATCCAGAGATTTTTACACAAGGTTACGACCCAGGAAACCCAGACTTTGAGATTTTACCAAACAGAACCTTTGACGCTGTTGTTAGCACAGACGCACTAGAACATGTCGAACCTGCGCACCTAGACAACACTTTGCGTATGATTGGCAGCAAAATAGAACGATGCGGATTCTTTAGAATTGCTTGTTATCCTGCTAAGAAAAAATTACCCGACGGGCGCAATGCTCACTTGATTGTAGAACTACCTGAATGGTGGCGAGCCAAAGTAGAGGCCGAAATGGGTGTTAAGATTGTGTGGGAAGAGATCAGCGTATTTGACAAAACTGATAAATGGCCCTGGGTCAAAGGCCACAACTACGATATCATTGTTCACAAATAAGGCAAGAAGTGCTGATAGATCTTACCACTAGATCCGTCAGCATCACTCCAGTGTGCAGTGGCCAAATCATTGATCCACTGTGTTCGATCAAATACTTTGGGTGTTTCAATCTCTGACACAGAATGCTGAGAAACTGCCCAGGTCACTGCACTAGGATCATCAACAAACACAGGTACACCTTCTAGTACTGCTGCTACACTTGCAGAACTATTAAAGAATACTGCTGAGTGTGCTGTTTGTAGGTTATCAATTAATTTAGATTGTTCAGGGTGTATCACTGAAACATTTTTTCTAGGATCATCGAACCTAGTAAAATGAGACATATCAAATTTTCCCGGGTGCGGACGAACAATAATAGGTCGCGTGGTATATCGCCTAATTTCTGCAATCTTATTTTCCAGCCACACCAGTGGATCTAGTGCTTTCATTGCAAATCCGCCATCACGTTGCATGCATATTAAAATATTCCCATCTCTTTTTACAGATGGTTTCATATTGATGCCTAGACGTTGTTGAATCTCGTTCCATTTATCAGGTGTGCTGTTTTTATTTCCGTACTCAGCGCGGTCGTAAAATGGTCCGCCTAAACTGTAGCGGAGGTATGTACCGCTGTCATCCAAGTATTTGAAACAACTAGCATCAATGCACATTGTTTTAAATCCCCTGCGCTGCTGTTCAGAGATGATCTGTTTACGTAAAGTAATATTTTGTCCACCAACGTTTGTAGTTGCCCATCCTAAAATAACTGCCAAGCGACTAGGTGTATACTTGTAACTGCGTTCCACTATTACATTTGCACCTAATGCTTGCACACCTTTTGCAAAGTTTTCCAAGCAAGCAGTCTTGCGAGGAAACTTGTGTGCGTTTGCTACACTAGAAACATAAACAACTACATCAATCGCCATTTAAAATCCGCCATGCTGTACCGTCACGCATTTCAGGTTCCGTGAACTGACAATAACTCAAATGTCTAGCCCAAGCACGGACTTCGTCAACAGTGGGAATCTTGAGATTTTCAATAGCATCTATACTGTGACTACATAATGCGCCTGCTGCATTTGGTCCCAGTGTAATAGCCGGTTTGCCGCATAACAATGCTTCTCCAGCCGCAATACTAGAGAATGTAACCAAGCAATACACATCATCTGCCAGAGCCATTTGCATAGTATCAGTTGATTGTCTAACTGAACGACCTTGTTTGAGTCTTATAACCACTTCTCTATCAGTGTGTTGTTTAATTTCTTGTTGAACATTTGCTAGCCAAGACTCAAGATCAATCCCATACATGTTCAACAATTTTTGACTTGGAGGCGCTAATAAAATTTTGCTGCCGTCCTTGCGAAATTTATTAAATGTAACACCTGTTTTTTCCAAGCGGTCACTGGGGCGATCAATGATTTCTCCAAACTGTTGCACATCGTTTTTGGTAATGCGATGATATGTTTTCTTTTTGCCATTGCCAAAGTAGCCAGTGTCAATATAATAAAAATCTCTGCCGGCTGCTCTGCATGCATCAATCTCTTTGCGTTTTGTAATACCGCGCAATACAACAGGAACCATTGACGATGCTATTTTATCCCAGTAACTAATCTGTCCGCCTGCTCCTTGAACAAAACTCTGCAATATAGGATCGTACATATGACCTTTTTCCTTGTATTTTGAATCGCCTGGTTCGATGCCAACTGCATACACATTGTTTTGTTTTAAATTTCTAATCGATTCCATTAATTTGTTTTCAGTAATGTTGTAGTAATCGCCTGCAGGGTCAGAGCGATATTTCAATATGTTGTAAAATAACTCTGTCATTTCGGGAGGCACAGAGTCTAACGTGTGCACCGGCAGCGGTGCTAATTCATCATCTTCGTTCATGTACGTTGTTGGCAATAATCTGCAAGCATGTGCTCGCGATGCCACTCTTCACCTTGTGGTGTTGTGGCAAACTCGTGAAAGCAAGGCGTGCCGAGGGTGTAATGCAGTAACTTAGCATCTGGATTTGGGCCGTATTCATCGGGCAACCAGTTCCACTCTTTCGGCAACTCACCGACTCGCTCATCATCTATCCAGGTAAAGCGATGAAGTTCTGCGCCGGTAGATCGCTGGATAAAATCAGGAGTAAGTTTCCTATTAGGATAACTGCTGCAATTCCATAGAATAACACTACTCCAATTTTTTCTCGGGTAATTTTCATTCTTTGCACCTAAGTACTTCTCTGTCATCTTGGTTTTGTAATCGTGCTTGACTACCATGACATCTTTGTATTCGTTGCGCTGTTCCCATAGTTTTACAATGTCGTCTCGAACGATCATGTCTCCGTCAATGAAAATTGCCCAGCCTTCAAAGTTCATTAGATGTGGCACAAGGAAACGACTGTAGATAAAGTGGTTAGATCCATCAGTGTGTGTTTCTTTGTAATCTTCAAACAAGTTTAACGCAAGTGGAATGATAGCCACAGGTTTTGATGCCTGTCGTATGATTGAGTTAACACAAGTATGATATGCTACGGCTTCTCTGGGGTCGTAGCCAATAAAAATTGGAATTGGTTTCATCGGCGCTCTATGTCCTCTTCGACACAATCTTCACCATACTGAATTTCAATTAATTTCAGTGGCTTGTCTGTTTCGTTGCACAACTGATGCCATTCGTTTTGCTTGATAAAAATATTGTCATGCTGTTTGAATATGCCTACCAGTTCCTGATCACTTGAGTTGTCTAAACTATAGACCGCTGCTTCGCCTTCGGCTACAAACCAGAACTCTGCACGTTTCTCGTGTCTTTGCATGCTTAAACAAGTTTTAGGATTTACAGTGAGTTCTTTGAGTTTGGTGCTTGGACCTACTTCGTGTAGCACACGATAATATCCCCAGGCACGTTCAGTTCTAGGCTTTTTCCAATCCTCGAGAATCCAACTACTGGAGTTTTTCTTGTCTTCGCCACCTACCCCAAAAACAAACTCTACATCATCAAACACCATTTCTGGAATGTTCTCTGCTGTTCTATCTCCGCCATTGGCAAAGATAATTTTGTGTTCGGGCCATTGTTCTTTGACTTTGCGAATAGCGTCAATGCTTGAACCATCCGAATCATCAAACTCTATTACATCTGTGACCATCCATAGTTCATGCAAGATGCCCCAACGTTCCTTCCAAGACATAAAGGGCTTGCCTTTTTTACGTGTAAGCCAGGCATCAGAATTTAATCCTACAATGAGTTCATCGCCTAGTTTCGCTGCTTCGCGAAAGTAAGCGATGTGTCCAGAATGAATGGGGTCAAACCCACCGGTGACAATTACAACTGTTTTCATACCAGTATTTACAGGTAGTTTAGAACAGGTCTAGTTTTTCCCAAGGCAAGTCTGCTTTGCCGAAGTGTCCATAGTTGGTAGTTGAACTGTAAATAGGACGGAACAAATCAAAACGTTCAATGATACCCTTTGGTGTTAAGTCTACAAGTTCCTGTACACGATATGTAAGATTACGACTTAGTTCTGTATCTTGTGTTTCAATATAGAAACTCATTGGGTCTTTCATACCAATAGCGTAACTGATTTGGCAAGTTGCCCAAGGTGCAGCACCGCTTGCAACAATGTTTTTGGCAATGTAGCGCATCATATACGCTGCCGATCGATCCACCTTAGTAGGATCTTTTCCACTAAAAGCACCCCCACCGTGAGGACTGTAGCCACCATAAGTATCAACAATGATCTTACGGCCAGTAAGACCGCAATCACCATCAGGGCCCCCAATGACAAAACGGCCAGTAGGATTAATATAAAACTCAGTTCCTGCATCCACATACTCCTTGGGTAGCACTGTGCGAATAGCATACTCAACTGAACTACGAACGTTTGCAATTGGTATGTCTTCGCGGTGTTGTGTTGAACAAACAACTTTGGCAATACGCTTGGGGGTGCCGTCGTCGTTGTATTCAAAAGTTACTTGACTTTTAGCGTCTGGGCCAAGCCAGGTCATGCCGCCACCTTTGCGAAGGCGTGCTAGTTCTTCAACAATTTTATGGCTCCAGTAAATTGCACTAGGCATATAGTTGTCAGTTTCGTTGCATGCATACCCAAACATTAAACCTTGGTCGCCTGCACCAAAGTTATCAGTGCCCAGGGCAATGTCTGCTGACTGTCCATGTAACTCATTGTAAATTTTTACAGTTCGCCAGTCAAATCCAGATTGTTCGTAGCCGATGTTTTTAATAGTCTCACGAATGGTGGACTCTACTTGTGCTTTATCCAACACACCTTTGTACTCGCCTGCAACAGTAACCATGTTTGTTGTTACCAAGGTTTCACATGCACAACGCAATGCTGGATCACGTTTTTCCATAACTAAATCTAAAATTGCATCGCTAATAGCGTCTGCAACTTTGTCCGGGTGTCCTTCTGACACTGACTCACTCGTAAACAAATAACTCATATTTTCCTTAAACTTGAATGTCTTCCATGCCTGCTGTGCGCAAGCGGACCACATGGCCCATTTGCCATTGCTTGGTATCTAAGCCTTTCATGATACCTAGCCAACGATTACGCAAGTATGCTACTTCGTTGATAATAGTTTCATAGTCAATGACTTCGTCTTCGCCATCAACGTATTTTTCAGCATCCCTACTAGTTAGCGCACGAGCATAACCTTCTAAGTATTTTTGGAAATGTTTGCGTCGAATCTTACGTAACTGAATGTTAAGGTAGTTAAGCACTGCTTCAATCTCTTGCAGTTGATTAAAGCGATGTTCTGTGTTACCTGGTAGTTCTTTGATTGCTCGTTCAATCAGGCCTCCAATTTTGCATTCTTTCCGGGCTTCATCTAGTTCACGTTCATAGTGAGCAATGAAGTCTGGAATAGCGCCAAGGTCTGCAACAACGCGACTATACCACATATTATACTCCTAACCATTCTAAAAACGACTTAGGATATATGTTAATATCTAAATCGCCACGACGCTGTACAAATTGTTTCAAAAATTCACACATATTTGTTCTGTCTTTCTCGCCAGCAGGCTCTTGCATACTCTTAATCAATCTATCGCGTAAGTCCACTGGCAAACTTTGAAATTGTTCTGCAAGGTATTGTTTACTTTGTTGGTCTAGTACATTGGGTGCCATAAATCTAGGTTGGTATGCAAACAAGACTCTAGTGGTGTTATCGCCAAACATTTTATAGAATTCTGTAAATCCAAACAACGTTAGATTAGACAACGTGCTTTGAAAGATATGTCGTATGTTTCGTTTTTTGATCTGTTGAATTTTGTCCAGATACTCGTCCCACTTGTTGCCGTACCTATTGAACTCTAGGTATTTGTGCGTGTTCTCTGCACTTATGAATAAGATCAAATTGGGGATACCTGCTAACTGGTCTAGGATTTTGTTAAAACGAGTATTTGATACACCAAGCCCTGTGTAAATTCTAATCTCTGTTGTGTTTGAAACTGGCAGGTTTTCTAATATACCAAGTAGATGATTATCTAACAGTGGCTCGCCGCCGGTTACAACTAATTTTTTTAAGTTAGGTGCACAGAATGTGATCTCTTCCAGTAGTTGTTGGTAACGTTTCGATTGCTTCAGCGTAGACTGTTTTATGTTCACCAACATGCGATCTCTAGGTGTAATAGTATACCTATCGTCTGGTGCATCAGTTATGGTATAATCACCGTCTTTGATTAGATCTCTTCTCCAGCCGTTGCTGAATTCTTTGCAACAGTAACTACATGTAAGGTTACAATCACTGCCTAACGTTAAGTCAATTTCTTCTGGTGGCGCAAACACATCAGTGTGTGTTTTTTCAGTGCCAAATTGAACTATACGTGGGCTAGTTGCACCCCTATCTTCGGCTGTCCAACAATTTTGCTCACAACTGCGATTCCGTTGATTGTTGAGCATTTGTTGCCGTTCAGCAACATTTATCGGTATGTTAAAAAGTTGGCCAGGATTTTTATCTAGATACGTAAAATCAATTGCATGCGGCGATGCCGCATGACAATTGTAAGTTGTATTAGATTCTAAATCGATCTTGAGAAACTTAAACTTCATTGAACAATAGTAACTACGTTCATTGTCGTTCATTAGTTTTCCCAGTCGTCATCTTCGTTGTAATCTTCGTCTTCTGGCTCGTCTTCGTCCTCGTCCTCTGCTTCATAATCTTTGTCGTTGTCAAGATATGTAGTTAGAGCACGTTTGATATCCGAGTCGCCTTTAAACGCATCACGGATATCATCAACGTCCGAATCGTTATCCATCAAGATTTGAATCACAGTTTCTGCGGCTTCGGCGCGATCAACTGTGTTTACATAACGTTTGAGTTCGCCCCAAATTTCTGCTGCTAAATGTTCACTCATTATTCAGTGTCCTCCTCAACAGTAGTTACCTCTTCTTTCTGATTTTTGAAATCTTCCATAACTTTGTCGAGACAGCCTTCGTCATTCTTTTCCCAGGCCTTGCGGAACTTCTTGATAATCTCACCATCACTGAGTGTGAACACCAAACTGTTGCCTTCACGCTTGAGCATTTCCTTTTTCTCAATCAGGTCAACAAGACCAGAGTATGGGCTCATACCTGTTGTATAAGGAATCTTAACTTGCACACCTTCAAATGGTTTGGCATAACGTGTTTTCATGATCTTACATGCGGCACGGATACCGTTAACGTCCGAAACTTTGTTGCCGTCCTCGTCCTCTTTGAGTTTGAGTTTCTTCATAGCAACAACAATCGAACTGGCGTAAATGAAACCTTGACCGCCACTGATTTTATCGTCAGGGTCAAACATATCCTGTGATGCGTATGTGTGGTTAGTAGCAACCAAACCAACGTTGTATGCGCCAAACATGTTTACACAGTTACGAACCAGTGCTGTAAGTGCTTTGGGCTTGCGACCTAAGTCGCCTTTTAAGTCGCCTGCATCAAATTGGTTAATGTCAGTTGGGGTCAACAACATACCCAGGGAGTCAATAACAAACAATACCTTTGGGCGATCTGCTTCTGCTAGTGCTTTGTAGTCACTCATGAATGTAGAGATTGTTTTAGCAACGTCATCAATCATGGCCATGCTTAACTTCAGCAATTTGCTTTCACTTGTGTCAACGCCTAGTGCTTTGAGCCAGTCTTCGTCAAGGGCGTTTTCTGAGTCAACTAACACAACAAAGATGCCTTGTTCTTGTGCGTGTTTAACAATGTTGCCGGAACAGATATACGATTTACCTGCGCCAGAATCGCCAGCGAACACAGTTACTTTACCCAGTGGAATACCACGGTTAAAGTCGCCGCTGATCAAATAGTTCAAGGCATAGTTGCCTGTAGAGATCCAGTCTGTTGGATCGTTGAAGCCGATTGAAAGGCCGTCAATGCTTTTTGTAATTTCCTTGCGGAACTTTGATACGTCAAATGGTTTACCCATAGATCACCTATGTATAGAGAAAGGAACACACGGGTTGCCCCGTGTGTAATTGCTTATTACTTCTGTTGACGGCTACGAATCATAGCCAAGATGTCTTCTGCTTTTTGTGTAGTAGCCGCTGGTTTAGCAACTGGTGCCGATGCTTCTGCTGGTTCGTCTTCCCAAGCAGGAGTTTCTGCTACTGGAGCAGGTGCTGCCTTTGCTACCGGAGCGGGAGTAGAAGCAGGAGTTTCTGCATCGCCACTTGCGCCGCCAGGTGCGTTAACACCTGCTGGACGGAAGTATTGGCCCCAACGTTCTGTGTCGTACGGTTGACCATCAACAGATGCTTCAAACATCTCTTTGATAACTTTCAACTCAACTTCGCCAGGACGCTTTGGCAAGAATGTGCTCAAGTCGTACAAACCATGTGTGTCAACTGCGGCTTGTTCTGCTTCTGTGAGTGCAGATTCTTTACGAGCCCACTTAGATGTGCTGTAGTCAGCGAAGCCACCTTTTGATGTTTTGCTGATACGGAAGTCCAACCCGCGCAACATGTCTGTTGGCAATTCTTCCAGTTCTGGATCCATTAAAGCGCCTTTGATAGTTGCAAACAACTGTGGGCCAATGATAAACTTACGGATTGGATTGTCTGGTGTTTTGTCGTCACCAATTGGGTTTTCGCGAACGAAACCTTGGAAGATGTATGAACGCTTCTTCCAGTATTTGCGACCCATTTCTTCAAGGCTCTTGTCCTTGAACCAGGTGCGCACTTCTGCCAAGATTGGGCAAGCATCGCCCCACATCTCAACGCAAGGTACTTGAACCATAACTTGCTTGGAATCCATTTCGCCTTTGATGCCGTTGAATGGTAAACGAATCATTGCTCGTTCTTGCCAGAAAAATGTATTCTTTGTATTGCCGTCTGGGAGGAAGCGTAATGTAGCCGATTGGCCTTCTTCCATGTTCCAGTGGGGGTAAATTGATTTATCGCCGCCACCTGCGGATTGCCCGCCTTTGTTACCTTCTGCCGCTTGTAAACGTGCTCGGATTTCTGCTAATGATGCCATATTGTGTTGCCTTTCTATGCGTGTTAATATGATTTTAAAATTTAAGATTATCTTAAATGCTGCCTACAAGGTTATTTTAACACAGCCTGTCTGTGTGTTCCTACCTTTACGGTAGAGAATTTTGCCTAACTAGTTGTTTACGGAAGTGTGCGCCACTACGCACACTTCTTTCATGTTTTATTTATGTTACTTGATCAAAGCCAGCGATTTTATTCTGGCTAGCATAGCATCGCCGTCTTTGGACTCGTAGTAAGAACCAGTAACTGCGCCGTTGTAGTTAATAGCATCGTCGTGATTCTTATTAACAAAGGCTTGTTGACCTTCTTCTCCCATTACAACAGGAGCCATTCCGCCTGCTGTTGTGCCGCACTCTGCCAAACCGTGTTCTGGGCAGTACTCGCCCTCCATGGTTGCGTTGCAACTACCTTCGTGTACTTCGTGGTCTAATTGATCAGCAAAGTGTGCAATAGCCGGACTCTTTCCTGACATGTATGCATCAACTGCTGGTCCTTCACCAATTGCTGGCATACCAATAAACTCGTCTAATGGTGCTTCAAACGCAGCGATGTTGTCTGCTTCATTTACACCTAAATGTTGTCCTAATTTATCGCTGACCCAATTGAATGGATCGCCTGTGCGGGCTTTGGCAACACCGTAAGGCATTTCGCCTGTGCCAGAGTAGTAATCAAACAATGCATCGTACAAATCAGAATCTAATTCGCTGCCTTGCTCAAAATTACGAACTTCGTGCTTGAAGCGATCCAAGATATGATTGAGTGCTTCACCGCCTTCGTCTAGCATACGTGCTTCTGTGACTGCAACGCCTGCATGTTTGAGCATGCTGCGAAGACTTTCTTCTAGGGCAGCAATGTCTTCTTGTACAGGAGGTACTGTGCCTTGCGGAGCAATTTCGCCGCCGTCTGGGACGCCAGTGTCTTGTGTGTCAGGAACTGGCGCAACTTCGTCACCTTCAGTTGGGTTAACAACATAGATGCCTAGGTCTTCTAAACGACGTTGCACACCTTCGTCGTCCCAAATGTTTGCATCTGGATCACGTTCGGCTACAGCCGTGATAGCATCGAACAATTGATCGTCGCCAACGATATCATACAGTTGTTCTGTTGCGTTTGTACCGTCTGGGCCGGCAGACAATGGCTGGCTCATTAATTCTTTGAGTTTTTCTTGTTGCTCAGGAGTATCTGGTAAACTCCAAGTACCTTCTACTAAGTTGTTGATCCAACTTTCAAAAATTTGTGCTTCTTTCATAGCGTTTCCTTGTTGTATTCTAGCCAGCAGGGGTAGTGCGGCTTCAATTCTAGTATCTATTGTTTGTTCAACAAATAGAGTTTTGATGTCTTCAACTAGTTTATCTTGCTCTGTAACTTCTAGCGGAGTCCAGGTTTCAAAATAGTTCGTATACCCACGGCTTGTGCCTAGGTGCTTGAGGCTTTCACGCAGAGTTTTGTAGTAGGCTTGTGCGCCTTCCACTAGTTCTTTTGTTACACCTTCTGACACACGCCCTTTGCTGGCGCGATTAAAACGGTTAAGCACTTTGAGTTCTGTAACCATTTCGCAAATGTGGTTGCCACGAACATCGTAGGGCTTGCCACCTTGCTTTACATGCTCTAACATGGCTCTAGCACCAGATAGATTTGTAAACGGTAATTTGAAACGCTCTTGATCAGCAGTTTCAATAAAAATACTTTCCACATGACGGAAACGTGCATCGTTTTCGCCCAGTGATTGATTGTGTTTGATCATTAGGCGTGCTGATGTCGGCTCTCCGGAGTAACTTACTCTGCGGTTACCATAGTAGCCTTCAAACAAGCCTTCTTGAATAGCAGCAATACCTGCCTGTACGTGTCGGAGTTTGCTTAAATCTTGTGGAGTATAGTTCCAGAAGTTACGAGTAGCAAACTTGTGTAGTTGTTGGGTAAAGTTAAAGAAGTCTTCTTTGTCAGATCCTTCCATTGTGCGGCCCAAGTTGTCGCCGTACATAACTTGCATTTCGTTGTCGTTGCCCAACACAATAACCATTGTGCCATAGTTCTTGCCCGAACTAGAAACGTAATCAAAACTAAACGTTTTTGCATCGTCTGCGTTGCATGGGCGTCCGTTTTTATCCAACATTTCGGGGTGGAAATCTTGTGTGACCAGCAGGTCGTTTAATTGTGAAGCAATGTTATTTTCTATAGCCATGGTTGTGTATTTAGCGCATAATAGAAATGAACGGCATAGGTTCAATGATGTTGTCTGAGTGGTCTTTTAGGTGCGCATCCAAGTCAGAATGGTAAGTTTGTAGCAGCATTAGCATGCGGCAAACCAGCAGACTAGCCATCACAAGATCGTCTGTTTCCCCAGGTTTAGCAGAATAACTATTTGTGCCATTTGCCACAAAGTTCTTGAGTTCCGATATCAGGGGTTTTGAGTAGATTTTCATACGCCCAGATTCTACTAGAATCTTAAACTTGTTACATGCAGTTAGTTTGGCTTTGTTTGTAGTATTAAATCCTTTGCGGAATCTACGTCCTGTTCCTGCCACTGTAGTATTGTCGCTCAGGAAATAGCCCGGGATATTTTCTTCCCCGTATTCATTGATAGAGATTAGGGCTGCTTCACCGAGTGTGTTGTTTTCTACGCTGTAATAAATGCGTTTGCTGTCTTTGAGTGTATCGTTTATGTGCTTGATTATGTCTGCCATGATCCTAACTTGTGTAGGAACGTCAGTTTTGTTGTGCTTCCATTCCGCAACCTGTTCTGTTGTGTCTGCTTCAAATACTTGTATGGCCGCAGGATCTCCACCAGTGCCCAAACTAGGATCCAGCGCAACAATGTAAATCTTATCTTTGTTTATTGGTTTGTACCAACGAACTTGTCCAGTCTTGGTAATAGGTTCCGCTCCATCCATTTCTAGTAGTTTGATAGGACTAATCAGCGTTTCGTCATTGATAACGAACTCGCAGTCCATTTCCCTACGGAAACGTTCTTCACCTAGTTGCGCTCGTTGTTCGTCTGCCCACTTGTCATCGCGATCTGGGTGTTCGCGCCAGTATGCACGATATGCTTTGAAACCGTTTATGCCTAAGCCGCCTGGTCTTGGGTTTCCAAACTCATCTTCTGTTTTGTTGGCACCTTTCCAAATCAACGCAAATTGATCTTCGTCCGAGTTGGGGGTCGATGTAATAATCGCTTTACCACCAGTACTCAGTGTAGGTGTAATAGAAGTCCAGAACTCAGTGGCAATTGTAGGACGGACGAACGCAAATTCGTCTAGGTATAGTAGTGTAATAGACATACCACGTCCGGTGTTTTCAGTTGTGGTCTGTGACACAATACGTGATCCGTTGTCAAACTCTAACGATCCTTTGTTGTAACTGGTTGCACCTGCTCTAATGTGATTAGGGCATAGTTCGTATGCATAACGAATACGTTGCATAATTTCCTGCGCACCCAAGTACTTGTGCGCAGCAACTAGAATAGTTGCGTCAGGAACAAACATAGCATACCAAAGCAAGTATCCAGCAGCAGAAGTTGACTTACCTGTTTGTCGTGGCATCAACGAAATTGAGAAACGATTCAAATGATAGTTCTCAATTAGTCTCTTTTGATATTCAAAAGGATGATACAACATCTTGCCTTTAACAGGATGCTGAATGTAAAAGAAATGGTCCATGAAGTACATGGGCCCTGTGATAGGGTCAGCACACTTTGCAAACTCTTCTAGTTCTTGTTGTGTATATGTTTCTCTACGGTGCGGCGCTTTGACCAGCACAGTATCCATTCCTGGTTTAATACTCATTTTGTTAATCTCTCTAACTCAGGCCACAATGTTTTAAACTGCCCTTGTTTATCTGTATGATACTTAGTTTCGTTAAGGAAAATATGATCCTGGAATTTTTGTTCTATCCCAGGCTTGGCCTCTTTGACTGCTTTGTACATATTCAACGCATTGTCAAAGAATGACTGCTCAGCAGGGGTAGCGATTCCCAGTGCATAAAATCTTTCAATCTCAGCAATTGCTTCAGCAGCAACTTCTGGGCCATGCAAGAAAGGATCTAAGTACTCGGGCTGGAACAAATTTTGCCATAGCACTGTTGTACCTGTGTCTTCTGCAAACTGTCGTAGTTCGCATATACGTGTAGCATTGTAAATGTTGTACACAGCGTGAATGCCGCCCCAATGACCTTGTTCCTTCATTAGGCCTTTAACAAGTTTTAAGTTATGTTGTATAGTATCCCAACTTGCTCCGTGTCGCACGTATTCAAGGCGCTGGCCTGTGTTGTCAAAACTCATTGACCAGCCTACTCGATTGCGTGTTGCAAGTTTTTGGAATATCTTGTTTGATTCTAATTCAACGTTCAAGTTTGTTATCAAGGTAACAATCGCATCTTCGGGGATAACATCTAGCAATCGATTGTTCTCTGGTAGCAACAACGGCTCACCGCCTACTAGTGCCACTTCGTGTATGTGTTCGTGGTGCTGTTCAATGAAATCACATACATCATCGTAGTACGGTCTTGCGCCTGACTTGAAAGGAATTCCTTTGATCCCGGCCCACTTTGAACTGCACGATTCGCCACAGTAGTTGCAACTTAGATTACATGTCGTATTCCAGCGTACATCAACAATAACAGGATAATGGTACTTGCTACCTGCTGTTGTATAATCAAAGTTTTCGTTGACGTTGTTATGCCATTGGCGTTCTGAGTCTGCGCCAAAGCGTTCTGCTCGCACACAGTTAGAACAATACTCGTGAGGCTTACCTTGTGCTAGACTAGCACGAATCTCTCCCATTAGATCGGAGTTTAGGATTTCAACAATGCTTTGTGAGTTTAAATTGCCCAGCATGTTAGGATTGCCTGCACAGCAAGTTTTAACATCGCCTCTGGGATTGATATGTAAGCCACGCCATGGCGCAGCACAAAAGAAATCGGACATGCGTTATTTACATGTCCGTTTTGTAGGTGCTATTATTCTGCTGCACCCTTGCACTTAGCACGTTTAGCATTTGTTAGCGCACCAAAGTCTACTGGCCATTCTTGCCCAGGATTTAATTCACGAGCATTTCCAGGAAACTTAAAGCGCACACCTGCTTCAGTTTGAATCTGACTTATAGGTAAACGAAACTTGGTTAAGTCATTGCCCAGGTTAACATACGGCTTGGTATGAGGGAATCTCCAACCTGCTACTGCACCGGTTTGGTTGTTGATTACAATCTTGTAGTAAGCATGCGGGACAATGATACCTTTAAATGATTCATCACCAGCGCCATACATAGCGCCAACGTATATGGTATAACTTTGGTTCTGTTGAACTGCCCAGCCACGTACTGAAGTTTCCAGTAATTTCCAAATTCCACGGTTTAGACTGCCATGCTGAGGATACATGTTTGTCATTAAAAAACTTTCATACTCTACCATTTGATTGTATGATAAGTCACCGTCAGGCGCAGCGTGTCCCTTATCGTATCCTGTTCCAGCATAATCGTCAGGTCTCGCACCTCCCGGCACAGACTGGTCTGCCACAAAGGCGTTTGTTCTGGGAAAGCAGCCCAAAGCATTTTGAGGTTGCAGTGTATACGCTACGTACACTGGAATCTTAACAGGAGCATCATAAGCAACTAGATAGCCTTCGCGGCAAATTGCACTGGCTGTACGCTGTGTTTCAGCAAAGCCATAAGGACTGTGAACTTGGCATTGTTGTACTGGAAGAGGGGCACGTTGGTCCCATGCATTGGCTGCAAAAGCGGCCGTGAGAAATAAGATTGTTGTTATTATTTTTTTCATTTGTATCCTCGGAATCCTTTGATAGGACTTGTTTTATCTACGAAGGTCGGCTCTTCGCTTGGTGCGGTACTGACTAACTGTTTGCCGCCGGGGGTGTCAGTCATTGCCAATGCTGCATCAATGATTTTGTCAATGTTGTTGTTAAATCCAGCAACAATAGCATGTTCGCCAAATGCAGTTTCTGCAGACCACTCAGGCATGTGCGGATTTACATCATCTTTACGATACTCAGAACGTGCTCTAGCAATGGCTACGCCAAATCTATAACTCTTGTAGGGATCTGCTGCGCTTAATCCTGGGATAGTATAGGTATCACGCATTGGATCTTTTGTTTCAGGCGGTAGATCTCTTTGCTCTGTTATAAATTCGCGGGCTCTCATTTGTAACCTTTGAATGCTTTGATTGGGCTTGTGTAGTTAACTGCCGGATGTTCTTTGCTTTCAAGATCTCCGTTGTTGAGATCTTTAACATCGCTGCCAACTGCCTTAAAGGCCTGCTTGAGCATTTTGTGTTCTTCTTTGGTGTAAGGCTGTGCAGTGTTATATTTGCCAACCCAACTGGCTTGGTCCATGTCTACCGGAGCGTCGGTGCCATCAGCGCATGCTGCGGCCATCATCACACGGTTGAGTTCATAGGTGCGATCGTATCCGCCCGGGTCACGAAACTTATGCAAGCCAACTGTGGCGTCATGGTAACCACGACGTATTTTGCCTTGCTGTTTTTCTGCTAAGAACTCACGTGCTCTCATTATTGATTGCCTACACCATTTTCGCCTGCGGTAGCAGATGTTGCTGTACCAATAGCGGTGGCACTAAACCCTGTACCAGTTACGATGTTAAGGTAGTTGCCTGCGCCAACATAGTACTGTTGAACAGAGTTACCAGGAACAACAATAGCATTAGCATAGATGTTGCCAACATCAGTTGTCATAGTAGCATTTGCTGGGACGCCATTGGCTTGTATGTAGGTCAACTGGACTGCGCTGACTTGAAAAGTCACGTTAGCATTGGTAGTAGCAAATTCTACTTTGTCTGTGGTCCAGGCTGTATTGCTTACAGCGTTTACAACTTGTATTGCAGCCATTATTTCTTATCCTGTGGTGGAATAGCAACCACTGGCTGGAACAACTGACGTGTTTGATGTAACACACCTGGAATATCAACTGGTTGTTGCTTGTACCCACTAGTAGCAGGACTGTGTGGGTTCTGCACTGGTGGGGTTGTTAACGATTCATTGTATGGCTTGTAAGTCATATTAAACTCCGTATTTGCCTTTGTACTCAGACCAAAGATTAGCAGTAGCAGAAAGGATACCTTCGTCTACTTGTTTTTCTTTCTTGTCATCAACAGCCTTCTTGAAAGGCTCTTTCTTGTCGCCGTCTTTGTCAACGTCCAAGAAGTCAGGCTTTTTGCCTTCCTTGATACCAGCCATTTCCATCATGCGCTTGATAGCATCTTCTTCTGCTTCTGCGTATGTGCCTTCGCGTTCTTCTTGGCCTGCAATAACAGGCACAGTTGTTTGGCCTGTAGACTTAGGCTTGTTCAAACCGCCGGCATAGCCAAGATTGTCTTGTGCTGTTTCTTGGTTAGTAGGCCAATCTGGGCTGTTTTCGTCAACTTGTTCGTCACCGCATGAGCAGTCAGGAGTACCGCAACCGCATGCTGATTGATAACCAGATCCACCGTAGCCTTCAGAGTCGCTGCCACCTAAACCTGCAGACTTTAATAATCCTGCTAGTTTAACTGCATCCTCATCTTGTGCAGTAACAGTAATGCTCTTTTGACCTTCAGAGTCCGAACTTAGGTTAACACTCATTGATTCAGCAATCATTGTTTCCAACTCATGGTTCATTGAATCATAAATGCCTTGTCCAAAACTGAAACCGCTTGATGCTGTAGGTGTTCCTGAACCGCCTGCTTCTTCAGTTTTTTCTTTCTTTTTGCCTTCTGGCTTTTTCTTTTCAGGCAAGCCTTTGTGCTTGGTAGAAGCAAAGTCTTCAGCGTCTTTCTTCTTCATACTCTTGGCAACTTTAGCAACTTCTTTTGAAGGGGCTTTTTCGCCCTTTTGTGTTGCATGGACCATGCCCATGAACTTTTGTTGCTTCTTGCTTACTGCTTTTTCGTCAAGTTCTTGACCACCTTGCAGTTCTGCTTTCTTACGTGCAATGTCAGAAACAGCAGCATCACGGCGACGGTAGTCTTTACCAAGGCCTGCGAAGCCCATACCGTCATTGGCAGTTGAATGCTTACGCAAGAAGTTTTGTGCCATTTTACGAGCGGCTTCTAGTTGATCCATAGTCTTGCAACTTTGGATAACCTTGGCTAACTTAACCATATCAATGCCTTCGTCTGCACCTTCATCAACTTCTTTAGCCTTGCGACCACCTTTGTGCTTTGTTGCCTTAGCAGTTACACGCTCTGGTGCTTTGTCTGCTTTCTTAGGACGACCGCGTCCGCGCTTTTCACCGTCTGCTGGCTTGTCATCATCAGCGCCAACTGAATAACCTGTGTTAGGATCAGTGCGGCGAGTTACACGACGACCTGTGCCTGTGTTCTCAATGTCATGCTTGTGACCGTGAGTAATTTCACCCTTCTTGGTTGCTGAACGACGACGTTCAACATCCTTGAGCATGTCATCCCAGCCTTCGTCCATTTCGCCTTCGTTAGCGCCTTTGTGACGTAGTTTGTTTAACACAGCGCCAGCAACACGCTTGCCGCTTTCTTCAGAGCCGTAACGTTCTGCGGCACCTTTGGCAATCTTAGCAAATGCTTTGCCTGGCTTGCCGATGTCTTTACCAGCACGTGCCTTCTTGGCCGAGTAATCGCCAGTAGAGCCTTCATCTGTTTCTTTTTTGCCAGCACCTTTACGGAGCATAGCAAAGTCGTTGGCATCTAACTTGCCGTTGTTGTTCTTGTCTAATTTCTTTTGACCGCCTGTGAGTGCGTTCTTCATTGCTTCAGCAGCAACGTCGCCCAACATTTCGTCAACTTCTTTTTTGGCTCCGGCAATCTTGTCAGCAAAAGTAATCTTATCTTCTGGTGGTGCTAACTTAGCAAATGCCTCTTTGTCTACACCTTCTTTAGGCTGTGCAGGCTTCTTGCCTGTTTGTGGCACGCCGGCTTTCTTTTGCAAGTCGCGGATCATGTCTTCATCTGACCCATGTCCAAGAGTCTCAAGACCTTTCTTAGCAGCACTCTTAACTGCACCGCCAACTTTCTTGACTACATCACCTAGGCCTTCTTCAACAGGCTTAGAGTTAGCACGTTCATTCAATTGACCATGCTTGAGTTCAGGCTTCTCACGAATAGCATCGAGAGTTTTGTTTAAGTTGTAAAAAAATGTCATTGTATTATCCTCTTGGGTGTGCGCCAGTTGCTGGCTTAGGTTGACGCTTGATGTTGGTCATGGGGCTCTTGGTACCCATTGGCAAATCATTTGTAGTCTTTGCAGGAGGTGTTTTACCACCAGCAACGGTAAAGTCTGAGCGATAAGCATTTTGCAAGGCCTCATGTTCATAAGGACCAGTTGCATAATCTTTGCTCAGGGCTTTTTGTTCTTTGTCTGGAGCCGGATAATCTGTATTTGCCAACAGATCTTTGTTTTGATCAGCAATCTTACCTGCTTCTATGTTTAGACTTTCCTCGTATGGAGTTGTATTCATTACAATACGATTTGGATCCATACCTAATAGTTGTGCCAACTGCTTGATTTGTGGTTCGACTGCAGGGTACTTAAACTCAACATCAATGATGCTCATTGGTTGATTAGGGAATGCCGGAAAGTCTGGGATTTCTTTACGGACTGGGGTAGTCTTGGGGTCACTAAACTTAACAACATCAAATTGATCAAGTTTGTTACGTAACTGTTTTGCGAAGTCTGCGTCTACATCTCCAACTATCTTAATGCGATAATTGTATGTACGTTCGCTTTCGGCTAGGTATTTTGCAAATGGTTTCATATCAGGTTCCTGTCTTATATTTATTCTTTTTCGTTCTTTTGGTCTTTGCCAAGAATTCGATCAAGCAAGTCATTGCGGTTTAAAACTACTCCATGTCCGGTTTCAGTTACTCCTGCCCCGGGTTCTGCTCCAGCACCATCACGATCCATCTTGAGTTTTTTCATCTGCAAGTCGATCATTTTTAGTTTTTTGTTTAATTTTGCTGTTTTTGCTGTAATAGCATGCCCAAGCATTGTGCCTGCTGTGGAGAATATTTCAGCAGCAAATCGTGAATCTACTTGCATGCCAAGATCCATTAGGTCTTTGTAACTGCCTGTGGCTAGCCCAGCAAGTTCGTCCATTTCTTCGTCAGAGGCATCTAAGCCCTTGACTGCTGGCAAGGCTTGGTCAATCTTGTCTATGGCTGTGTCTATTGCTGCCAGCGTTTCACGATTTTGTGGGAGTTCGGGAACGGCAGCATCCACTTCTTCGTCAGTGGGAGGGAGGTCAAAAAGTTCTTCTAGTTTCCGCGTCATGCGGATATTTATGGTTTACTTCTTACCGTTGTGGAACATTTGGTCTTCAGTAATTACCCGAAATACCAAGCCGTTGCGGCGAGCCCATTTAGTAGCAGCATCCCATTTAGCATAGTTTACAGCAATCACAGCACGGTCCCTGCTTTTCATTTTTTCTTCCAGGACGCTTTGTCCCTTGGGCTTGATTTCAATCAATTCTGCTTTTACTGTGTTATTACGAGTACGATAAGTGATCAAGAAATCCGGGATGTAATTCTTCATCTTGCCTGTTAGAGGATGACGATAAGGAATTGCAATGCTTTCGCTGGCCCATTGCAGTATGTGATCATTGGTGTCACAAAAACGCATGAAACTTAATTCCCACCCAGATCTGTATTGGGGTGTTCCATTACCAACGTACTTGTCGCGGTTGATAATGTCGTATTTGCCTTGTGCCCACTTGGCCATTATTGTATCACGTTTCTAGCAGCATAGAAATTAGGAGTAACTGGATTGCTTACCCCTAATAATGTAGCACGGCTACGGATTTGGTTTAAGAAGTACGCCATTTGTACGTCTAAGCCCATGCCAACTTGTCCCTGGAATTGCGCCAACAATGTTAAAGCAGGAATGTTGGTTTCTTCTGCAACTCTAAACAAACTCACTGTAAAGTTTCCAGCGGCTTGTTTAGTTTTCATTTCCTGCAAGAAATACGAATGCACAACATCGTACTCTGCTGCGGGAACATTTACATCATAGTTATAGAACGTATCGAATACTCGTACGGTCTGGTCAATGTTGTAGTTGGTATAATTTACTGTAGACATGTTTAACGATTGTTATTTCTCTGTGCAGTTGATGTAGGGAATATCCATCCATCAACTTTGTTAGCCACTGAACGTGTAGCGCCAGGCAACGATGTAATAATTGCATTCTTGCCCAGCGCAGTTGCGTCACTGACTGCAATACTCTTAAGGTCTTTGCCTTTAAATGTATTGTAGGCTGTTCCGGCTTTTTGTGCTGCACCAATGAGACCAAGTACACTGCCACTTGACAAGTCTTCCAAAATACCCGAAGCAGTATCCAACGCACCACCTTGTCCAAAGATTGTTGCTTGTGAACCATCGCGAGCCAATGGGCTCAATGTTGTGTCGTAGTGTGCTGGGTCAGCAAAGCCTTTAGCATTGCGATCAGGTCGTACAGCACTGATTGCACCAGAATAATACTTAACTGTTTCGTAATCAATGGTCATTGTATTTTGCATGATACCATTGCCCGCAGCATAATCATATTGATCGTGACTCCAACTTTTGATAATTGGGTTGATCAATACATACTCAGCAAATTTGTGTTGGTCCATGCCATAAATGCGAATGTCACGGAAGAACGGTGGCTTGCCGCCGCTGCTGAACTGGCCAGTGTTGCCGTCATTGAATGCTTCGCCAATGTAACCCCAGTCGTTTACATTGCCGATTCTTTGATCGCTATAAATGTCTCTGTTGTTGTAGCCAAAACCTGTTTGCTGGTTAGCAAGTGCGCCAAGGCTACCATTGGTGTTGTTGGGTTCTAAATAACGCTGGCTTGGATCTTTGTAGTAATAACTGTAGTATTGATACCACATATTACGTACTATGTCCCCGCCATCGTCGTGAAAAGTCATAGTCACGGGCTCATAATTGAGTTTTGTCTGAACTACTCTTTTACGATTGTATTGATTTAGTGTTTCCGTTTGTATGTTGTATTTTGGTAAGTCAATAGTCTTAACTGTTAAACTAAGATTACTAACATCACCGTCGCCAAACGCACCTTTGAGTGCTGGAATTTCTTGAACGTTTATTGTAAAGGAAACATGGAATAAGAACTTAAATCTTGGTTTAAGTTCATATGCATTTGTGCGAAAGACTTTACTCGCGTGAGTAAAGTCTCGCAGACCTTGGTCAATGCCAAAGAAACCTTTTTGAAGGTCTTGTCCAAAACTAGACATTATCTATTACGCTGCACCAGTAGCGGATACAGTTCCTATAGCATTACGTGTGGCGTTACCGAAGTCCCAACCAGCAGCAGTATCAGATTTAACAACACTAGCGTTATCAAATGTAATAGTCAAGTTAATGGTTACTGGAGCACTTTCACCGTAGTTAAGAGCGCCGAAGTCAGCATTTTTAAGATAGCAGCCATACAATTCCCAAGTTTCAAGAACTGTTGGTGCAGCAGCGCCGTTACCACCATCAAGAATTTCACACTTGGTTGTAAACTTATAATCAAGACCTGAAGCAGCACTTGCTTGTTCCAAGAAGTCCATTTGCTTTTGCAATTGCAAGCCGACTAACTGACTGACGTTGCCGCCTGCGTCGTCACGAAGTTCGCAAGTGACATCAGGCCATGAGTGCTTACCTGCTAACTTTAATGTTGAGTTATAAATTGGCAATGAAATTTCTTCGAACGTTGGGTTCGGTCTTGCGAAACTCATTACTTGCTTTGTTAATTCTGTTGAAGCCGGTTGTGTAGATGCCCCGCCAAAGTTTACAAAAGTAACTCTAAAGCGATACTTGAGTTTAGGCATCAACAGGCCTTGGCCTGTTGTATTATCTGGGAGCCGTACGCTCATTTTATTTAATGATGCAGATGACATTTAAATTCTCCTATATTGTTATTTACCTTAAATGGAGGGTTAAAAATTAACCCCCCAGTTTATTAGGCTGCTGCTCCTGAGATCTCACCAGTGTTCTTAATACGCAATGGAATGTAGATGAATTCCACGGCCTTCACTGGCTCGATAGCAATGTCAACCCACAACTCGTTTCTATCGATACGAGCAGGAGTGTTGTTACTCAAGTCACAAACAACTAGGTAGTCATAGATTGCTCGTTTAGCAATCAAGTCAATCATCAGGCTAGTACACAAGCCAGAAATCTCGTTACGTGTGAGTTCATCGTTTGGTTCAAACAAGAACAACTTACCAATTTCTTCTAAGCGACCGCGCATGAATGCAACCAAACGTGCAACGTTGATACGATCCAATGCTGTTGTAACAGCCTTAGAAGTCTTGTTACCAAAGTTTGTAATACCAACACCTGGAATATAGGTAATTGGGTTAATGTTACGCTCGTACAAGATATCGCGAACTGCTTGGCTTACACCAATTTGTTGGAATTCGCCAGTTGCTGAATCGATATAACCAATTGCAACAGCGTTATCAACAACACCGCGGCGTGTACCTGCTGGAGCGAACCATGGGTAACTTACTGCATCTGAACGCAAGATTGTACGTACCATCATGTGGCTTGGTGGTTGAACAACAGCGTTACCGCTTAGATCACTGGTCAAGCATGATGGATAGAACACGCCACAATAGTTACTTGTAGCAGAGTTACCATCTTCTGTTGGCAAGCCAAGACCGTTGTTGTCTGTAGCCCATTCAACCAAACTGTTGCCATCTACTGCCAAGCGCATTGGTGTATCACCAACAACAAACAATGTATTGTTGCGCTCGTTGCTTAGTGCAATCATATTTGGTGTCAATTCAGGATATGCAGGAGTTGCAATGATGTTGAACTGATTTTGTTCTTCACGTGCTGCTGTGCTTGTATCCAAGCCAGACTTCATTGCTGCAACAACCATCTTGCGTTGTGCAAGACGACCTGAGTACATGCTACCGTCTGTCTTATTGCCACTGGCTGTTACCCAAGTGCTTGAGACTGTAGGATAAGACTGTGTAACCCAGGTTGGGATATCTGGATAATTGGCTTCTGTCAAGTAAGATGGTTGGAAACTCTTGACGTTGTAACCCGAACGACGTGTGTTCCACAACAACATACCTTGTGGATATAGAGCAGGGTTAGGTGCATCTAAGTCCAAGTAGTTGCTGGTTAACAAACTAACAATAGTTGGCAATGGATCTGCTACAGGATCTGTAGTGCCATTAGGAGCCCAACGTGCATCTGCAAACAAGATACCGTTTTCTGTTACTTGGTCAGTGGTGTTGATTGACACCCACTGGTCAACTCCGCTCACTGGTTCCCAACGATACATCACTGGATAGTTTTCTAGGTCACTAGAATCAATCCACAAGTCGCCGTATTGCAACGGAGATTCAGCAACGTCATTTTGTGTTGTTGGTGCAGTTGCAGCAATGATCGGGCCTGATTCATTTGTGTTACGCAAGTCAAAACCACGAACATCATTTGAAACGTTTTGATAACCAACCCAAGCACCGTTGTTTTGAATCATGATATCTACATCACTTACTGTACTGTAGTACCATAGACGGCCTGCGGCAGGATCTTGATCTGGTGCAGTGTCGCTAGCAGTATATGTAAACTCAGGTGCTGTAACAAAGTTACTCAATAGCAAGCCACCGTTAACTGTTGAACTAACACGAACTTGTGGAGTTGCTGCTGCAAAACCAGCAGTAGTCAATGGAGACCCAGTGACGTTTCTAACAAGAATAGAACCGCCTTGTGTGTGAGTAATTACAATGTTGCCTGCTGTGTTTACACTAGCAGTAACATAAGGAACGTCAGCAGCAGAAACAGCAGTGATAAAATCTGCCACTGTACCTGTGCCGCCAATTGTAGCAGTTCCAGAATTGTTAGTTGACTGACCAGCAGCCGTTGCAACAATACTAAAACTATCGCCTACGTTGAATGCTGTGCCTGTTGGGGTTGTTGTACCAGTAATTACAGTTTGACCGATGGCAATTTTTTCCAACAATTCAAAACCAAAGTGTGGGTAACTAACATACGCAGGGGCAGCATTGTACACCATGTATGTTGTTCCAACTGGAATATTTGCACCGCCGCCAGTTGGGTCCATTGCATAAATTGCAGCAGTATCGTTCTGATAAATGTTGGTTGTTTGAGCAACCCAAGCACCCAAAGTAGAATTGTATTTAGAAACTTTGATGTTTGCGCCATTGTTTGCTACGCTCAAGTTGTTCCATACAGAACCACTTGGACGTGGGCTAGTGTCAGTAGTTCTCCAACGTGGGCTTTGATAACTGTACGATGGGAGATATTGTGGTGCATCGTATTCACCACTGGTGAGACCAAGTGCTGTAAACAATGCTGCACCGCTGGTTGGACCAGGGTTGATAGCAACAACGCCACCTGTGCTGGTTGATCCGTCGTTTGTTGCAGTTGAATCAGCAAAAATAAACAATCTACCGTTGACTGCTTCTGCGGTTACACCTGTGATCGCTGCACTGTTAATTTGTGCAGCAAAACCGGCTACAGTATTTGTAGAACTAACTGTAACTAGAGAATCGTTAATAAACATGTCTGCACCAATGGTTAAACTGGTTGGTGTAGCAGTACCAATAATTGTTGCCCATGATGACTTCCAATCATCTGAGCCAATTTCGACCCAAACGTTGTTTCTATTTTTGTAGTAACCTGGATTGTCTATGCTCAATGCAACTACAGCGTAATCACCGATGCTACCAAACGATGCAAGAGGTGTATAATCGCCTGCGCCTGCATCTACTACATAAGCAGAATCAGTGATAATTGTTGGAGTTTTAACAGTAAACGTATTAGTTGTTTGATTCCATTCTTGGATACCCCATGTTGTAGTAGATGTATCTAACCAGAATGTTCCATTTGCAGCAGTGCCAAGTGGACGGCTCAAACTAGCAGTTAATTCTGTTAAGTCAATATCAACACGTTGAACATAAGCACGGTTAGTAACGCCCAATGCTGAATAAGCAGCAAGCAAACCGTATTCATTGAGTTCGTAACCATTGATAGGTGTACCAGTTGTAGTTTGATAGAAGAACGGCACGCCAAATGTTGCTGCCAAATCTCGCTGACTGGTGATAAGATATGTCTTGTTTGCATTGGCTGCAAGAGTACCTGCGGCAACGGTTACGCCATCGCTTGATACTTTGTTTTGTGCAGTTGCAACTAAGAAATAAGGGACTGTGTTGACAGCAGAAGAGATATACTGACTCTCGTCAATTACTGTTACTTCTACGCCGGGTGATACTAAAGCCATAGTGGTTTCCTTTTCAAGTTGTAGATATTTATAGGTATATTCAAAAAAGGTGGCTCTACGCCGCCCTTTGGCAAAGGTCCACCATAAATATACCATGAAAAGACCTATATGTCAGGCATGTAACCAACGTCCTTGTGCAGTTAACTACTACAAGGACGGTGTTGCACATTATCGCAAACGCTGCGAGACTTGCCAACGCAAAGGCAAAGGTATAGCCAAGAGAAAACCCCGGTGGGAAACAGCGGGGTTTAAGAAAAAGATGAGTTGTGACAAGTGTAGTTTTAAGGCACGCTACTCAAGTCAAATATTAGTATATCACGTTGACGGTGATCTCAACAACACAGCGTCTAAAAACTTAAAGTGTGTTTGTAAAAACTGTGTTGAAGAGTTGCTCAAGAGTGATCTTCCTTGGAAGCAAGGTGATCTTGAGCCAGATGCATAACTTGTGTGTACAAATGGTCCAGTGTTCCATTGTTGTCTAAGATCTGATCAAAATCAGTGCCAATCCAACTATACTCACTGGCATGAACCCCTAGTTCGTCAAGTTTCTTTTTGCTCAACGACCAACGGGAATTACCATTGGGTCCACGATTATATGCCACAGCAGCATCATACCATTCAGGTTCATCACCACGTCTAATACGCACAACAATCCCGCCTGCGGCTTTGATTGCTTTGATTTCGTTAGGGAATCTGCAATCAGTAATAACAACATCATCAGTGGTATTACGTAGTTTGTTTTCTAAACTAGCAATCCAAATATCGTCGTGGAATCCAGTTCTTAGGACATTTGTACCCCATTGCTGTAGTACCCAACGCGGGGTTAAATTAGGCATTTTGAGGCGTTCTGCCCACCATGGATCAACTTGCTCGCGCCACTCTCTTGAGTGTTTTGTGCGCCCTTCTAGCATTGTTCTGTCCCAGCCAAACACTTGTGCTACTGCATCTTTTAGGGTGTTAGCAAAACTTTCTCTGCGAAAGTGATGTAAGTTTACAAGATAATCTGCTGCGGTATCTTTGCCCGAGCCGATAAGTCCACAAATTCCAATGATCATTTTAACTCCGTAACGTTGAGATATTTAAGCGTATTTTGTAGCATGCCAATTTGTCTGCGGCAGTCCTCTAGCGCATGATGACTTGTGGGCGGGATAGGCTGATCGGGCCACAGTGAAAATACTGTGCGGCTGTCACGCACCATGTAGTATTTCCAGGGCAAGGGTTTGTGATAACTTTTGTAAGCATGCTCAAGAATGTTCATGTCGTATGTAGGACCTTGAGCCCAGATCATTTTACTGTGCCAAATTAGTTTCCCTAATTCGTCCAAGGCTTGGTCCAGCGGAATACGACCGTCTTCGTTGAATGCTTCGTCCCGCACAACAGCAGGTTGCGTTGCCCACCACTCAATTGTGCCATCGTCAATCATTCGATTTTCCTGGCTTTCTAGTGTAACTCGGGCATAGTAAGATTGCTCGTAATAGCCTCGACCAAAAGGGTCAAATGCTTGAGCAGCAATAGTTAGGATAGTAGCATCCGGGCCAGTTGCTAGCCCTTCTAAGTCGATCATGAGGTGCATGTTGCTATTATAGCATCAATGCACTATGATGTCAATTATCCAATTACCCAAGTTAGAGGTTGTGAGCCATCTACGTAGTTTACCAATTGCAGTAACAGTGCGTCCATGTCTGCTTTGGCTTCTGTTTTCATTTGAGTACCGTTTAGACTTGAGCCACCTTGTGGGCCAGCAATGCTTTGGAACTTCTCACGTGCTTCGCCAATGATCATTTTGCAGTTAGCAACCATGTAGTCACGGATCCATTGTCCAATTTGATAATCAGCAAGCAATTGAATTTCTGGTTTGAGTTGGTACACCCAAAGCAACACGTTTTCGCCTGTGCCTTTTGGATCACGAATCAACTGTAGTTTTTTGGTTACAGGATTCCAGGTGTAGTTCATGTAAGCGCCAAACATACGCCCTGCTAGTTCAACATATTGTGAGTAAAAATCGTATGTTGCTAGGCCACCTGCAACGTTGAAGTTCATTAGATAAACGTTCAAACTTGCTTGAGCAAACGGATCGAAGTTACTTGCAAACGGGCCAGTGGAGTCACCAAAAGTTCTACGGAAAATTTGTCGCACAGTGGCTACTTCTTGGGGCAAAGTGTAAATGTTTTCATCTTTGATCAACTCCATGAAGATGTACGCTTCTTCATAGGCGCTGGTTGCACGTTGACGATATGTGCCAATAGTTTTTTGATATGCTGCTTCGTAGTGTGCAGGGTCTAGTTCCAAATCAACGATCTGATCACCAATTTGTAACTTTACATATTCTATTAGATTCTGTTTTGCTTGTTGTAGCGTGTCTTGTGCCATGTGGAACTCCGTTGCTATATTTATAGTTTAACGCTGCCTTTGCGCACAGGAGCAATCACTATGTTTGTTTTATGTGTAGGACAGAACTTACACTGATCAATTGGGTTGTTTAGACTTTCCAAGAACTCTTCTTTGTATTCAGCAAAATTATCCACAGTCAACGGCTTGTAAGAGTGCAACATTTTGCGGTCTGCGTCCGAAATATCAAATGTATGTTGATCGTCAAACTCAGGCAGGAGTGCCGCAGGACCGCATTTATAAAGTTTTCCTCGGATGAAATGATAACTCTTAAAACGAACGTAAGTGCATGCACCGTGTGCTAGCACAGGATCATTGTCAAACAATACATAACGCCCGGCTTCGTTTACTTGAACAGTGGATGTATTAAAGTTGTTTTGAAAATAAACGTTTATGAATACTCCGTTGCGATCTGAGTATTGATAGTCTGCATTCCATAAGTCAGGACGATGTGTGTTTTGTTGCACAGGCCCATCTAGAAATTCGTGTATGTCTGCTTGCAGTTGTTCTAAGTCTGCTAGATTGTGCAAACTAATAGCAATACTGTTTCTGTGTCCGTTGCGGGGTCTAGCATGTGCAATGGCGTCATACAAACCCTTGACTTGATTAAGGCGGGTGCCGTTTGTTAGCACCTGTACTTCAATGCCAAATGCATCGTTAAGGCCGTGTATCCATTCTACAATAGTGGGATTAAGCAAAGGCTCACCACCCATTATGGTGATGGCCTTTAGATCTATTAGTTCTGCCCAACGCTTGTATTGCTCGGCATGATCACTCCAGCGTTGCCACCCTTTGAAATCAAAGTTATTAAATCTATTGCACTGATCGCAAGTTAGATTACAAACGTTTGTGACGTAGACTTCAATTTTATTAAAAACAGGGCGAGCAATAGGATCCATAGATCCTATTTACCAGACTCGGAGCACCACCAAGTTCTCTGTGCCACGAGCGTTCCATGCTACTTCAGTGGCTTTGATATCCTTGAAGTATTTGCGAGCAGCCGGCTTGCCAACAGTGGTAATCTGCTTGAGTTGCTCTGCTGGTTTGCGAAGCGTCTTTTGCACAGTTTCAGTGGTACTGAATCCAATCACAGCATTGTTCTTGACTGTAAACACTTTGGCATACTCGTCCGCCACTAGGTGGATCAGTTTGCGCTTCTTACTGTCGTACAACCATGCCTCTGACTTGTCAACAAGTTGTGCCGCTGGCAGTGACTTGAGTTTGAGTTCTGGGAAATCTGCACAAATTTTAAACTTGGCTGCTTTCTTTTCTGGTGGTACTGCTTTGACTTTGCGAGGCTTGCGTTCCACTTTCTTGATCTGCACATAAGAGCCACAGTCACTGAGCACTAACTCGCAAAACTTAACGCATTGCTTGAGTTGGTTCTTGTTCATGTAGTCGTATGCTTTGGCCAAGTCAGGATCTTTGCCTGCTACAGCATCTTCAAACTCAATCAGTTTCTTAGCCCAACGATCTTTGATCATTGATACCATTTGCGGAGCAATATTCATGCTTCGCATCAGACTCACAGGTTTGTAGTCAGCGTTGAGTTTTGCACCGTTAACAATAAACTCGTCAAACAAGCCCTCAAGTTCACCAATGCACTCGCCCACTTTGTCGCGAAGTCGATCTTGAATTGTGACTTTGGGTGCGGCATCCTCTTCTACTGTGACTTCTTCTCGGGCTTGTTCTTTGATAGCCAACAGTTCAGCAATGAGGTTGTCTAGTTTGATAATCTCGTGCTCGTGGAGTTGCAAGCCCATCATGCTCATGCGACACAACCAACCTGTGGTTAGGCGGATTTGGCTGTCAGAAAGGGCACGAATTTGTTTTGCATCCTTGGTGCGTTCGTGCGCATCCAAGTAAGTTGCAATCATGTCCTTGGCTTCTTTTTTGCCATAAAAGTAGTTGTACCAATTAAACGCACGGCTTAGAGCAGTAAAACGATTTTCAGTAGGTTGCTCGCGCCAAAGAGGCTCGTCCCCAACATACTTTGTGTCTGGGCTACGGGGATTCAGGGGTTTGAGTGCTTTGCTTGCTACTTTCATATCGGCTCCAATTCGTGGTTACAAGTGTAATTATAGCACTTGCTCAATTTATGGTCAACCAGTAACTAAATAGTACTACTATGCCACGTTTAAGTCTTTACCGCCCAAATAGAACCCGCGATTACCAGTTTTTGGACCGCACAATCTCCGAAATGTACACAGTCGGGGGCCTAGACATCTTTGTCCACAAATACATGGGCCCACAAACAGGTGGCGAGGACTCTGCACTTTCAGGCAACGGAGATGCTACACAGCCAATCTACGACGACTTAAATCCGTTGAACATCCAAGACTTGCTGTTGTTAGAAAACCGCGACAGAATTTACGATCAAGACATTTATGTCATGCGGGGTGTTTACAATCAGCAAGACATTGACTTTGATTTAACGCAATTTGGCTTGTTCCTAAACAATGATACTTTGTTTATTACGTTTCACTACAACGACATGATTGATACGTTTGGTCGTAAGTTAATGAACGGCGACGTGCTAGAAGTACCAAACTTAAAAGATTACTATCCATTGAATTCTGCAATTCCGCAGGCTATGCCAAAATACTATGTTGTACAAGATGCAGCATTTGCCAGCGAAGGATTTTCACAAACTTGGTTACCACACTTGTGGCGTGTCAAAGCAACACCGTTAACAGACTCTCAAGAATTCAAAGATGTTCTTAAGAAGCCCATGGTTGATTCAACTATTTGGGACAATGGGAACTTCTACCCTGCCGGAAGCATTGTTAATCAAAGTGATGTATATTATCGAGCCAAGATTAACACACCTGCAGATATTGATATTACCAATACAACATATTGGGAAGAGTACACGCCTCCAACACAAAGCGATTTAATGGGTACTCGCGAAAAAGATTATCAACTCAACGATGCTATCGTCACACAAGCAAACGTGGAAGTGCCGCTGTCTGGCTACGATACTACACCATTTTATGTTGTGCCCACAATTACTCCAGCACCTAGTGTGCCAACAACGTTTAACTTGTGGGACCAAGATTCTGTTTACAGCACCGGTGCAATAGTTAACGTAGGAACTGATTACTGGATCGCTTTACAAAACGTTCCTGCTGGCGTTGCATTATCCAATGGACAATTTTGGGATCCGTATACTGGCAGCGCAGGCGGCCCTGCTAATCCAAATGGCATTACCGCAGACTCAACTACCACAGTGGACGGAACACAAGGCGGCATGAGTGTTAGCCCAGAAACCAATGGCTATACAGTAGGTTATCTAACAGGCGACGGAGTCCCGCCAAACGGCTTGCCGGCTACTTCCGGAGTTGCTTTCCCGTTGAATCCTGTGTCCGGCGATTACTGCCTACGTTTAGATTATTTCCCAAATCGTTTGTTCCGTTACAATGGAGCACGTTGGATTAAGATAGAGGACAAAGTGCGCAACGATCTCAACAATGGTAACACCAATAATACTTTACGCTCGTCCTTTGTTAACAATACATACACTGTGCCAACAACAGATATGGGCAACATTCCAAGTCGCCAAAGTTTGTCGCAGATTCTTAAACCCAAAGCAGACAACGGCGACCAAGACGGCAACTTGCCTCCTAACCCATATCCGCCTACACAACCTGGACAGAAATCGAGTTAAACATGCAACAATTTTTTTACGATGCGCAAATACGCAGATTCTTACTGCAATTCACTAGAATGATGTCAAACTTTCAAGTGGAGTACGGTAACGAAAATGATGGTGTCAACAATGCTGCATTGCTTCGTGTGCCTGTTCGTTATGGTGATGCTAGTCGCAATGCACAAACTGTTCTTCAAAACAACTCAGCAAGTAGTTTACCATCAACTCCATTAATGACATTTTATGTCAGTAGTTTAGATTATGATCGTCCTCGTATGCAAGAGCCGTACTTTGTGAGCAAGATGAATGTTCGTCAACGTGCTTATGATACTGTTACAGACACTTACGAGACTACACAGGGTAATGCATTTACTATTGAACGACTAATGCCTGTGCCATATAAGTTAGGTATCACACTTGACATTTGGACCAGCAACACAAATCAAAAAATGCAGTTACTGGAACAAATGCTAACTCTGTTTAATCCTGCATTAGAAATTCAATCAACTGACAACTACATTGACTGGACTAGTTTAACTGTATGCGAACTGGATTCTGTGACATGGACTTCAAGAACTGTTCCTGTTGGCACAGAAAATCCAATTGACGTTGCTACTTTAAAATTTAGTTTGCCAATCTGGATTTCAAGTCCTGCCAAAGTTAAAAAACTCGGTGTTGTTGAACGTGTTGTTATGTCAATCTACGATTCACAAGGCGATGCTGCTGAAGCAATTTACAACAACGACTTGCTAATGGGAACCAGACAAGTTATTACACCGTATAACTATGCCACTGTTCTTATTGGCAACAAAGTGCAATGCTTGCAACAGAAAAATATTATTCAAGAGCCTAGCAATACATCACTGACTCCAACAGATATCATCCCTGATTCTAATTTACTGTGGCCTGCTATCATTGGCATGTATGGTGTATTACGCCCAGGAGTAAGTCAACTTAGATTTGAACAGCCCGACGGTACTGAAGTTATTGGTACCATTGCCCTAGACCCAAATGATGATCGGTTTGTGTTGTTTGATGTTGACGTCGATACTGTGCCACAAAATACGTTACCTGCTATCAATGCTATCATTAACCCATTGACTAGCGCACCTGGTCAAGGCTTGCCAAATGCTGCACTGGGGCAAAGATATTTGCTAACAGACGATGTAGGTTCAGCACAGCCTTGGATCGGAGAGTTTGGCCGTCAAATTGAAGCCAGTGCCAATGATATCATTGAATACGACGGCACCTGCTGGCGTATTGTATTCTTGGCTGCTGCACAAGGCGGCGAACAGTTTGTTACTAACTTAACAACCGCACAACAATATCTGTGGACTGGCCAAGAATGGATTAAAAGTTATCAAGGCGTGTATCCTGGTGGTACATGGAGACTCGTACTTTGAAAGCCGTTGGCGTTTGGTTCCGTAGTGCATCTACAGGACGCTATCTTTATCTACTACGCAACGACCCAAAGCATCCCGGTGCTTGGGGGTTACCGGGTGGCAAAATTGAAGAAGGCGAAACTCTTCTAGGTGGTATGGAAAGAGAATGCATTGAAGAACTAGGCTATTTCCCTGCCTACAAAAAACTTATCCCGTTAGAAAAATTCACAGGCTCAGATGGTGTATTTGAATATCATACCTGGGTATGCATTGTGGCCTACGAGTTTGTTCCTACACTCAATCACGAGCACATAGGATATGCCTGGATCGATTCAGGCACATTCCCTCGTCCTATGCACCCAGGCCTCTGGAGTACTGTAAACATTGAAGCAGTACAAAGCAAAATCCTGCTTGTTGAGCAGGATCTTGTTCGTTAAGCCTGGCTTTCGAAATACTGTAACTGTATCTCGCCAACCGGAGCCGATGACGTTACCAGGGCAGTAATTTGAATTGCTAGTACTTCTGGACCATTTGGATATACCCCAGTGCCTGGAATAGCACTAGTACCAATTTGCTTAACCGAACTTAGATCAAGTTGTCCTGAGTTAGTTGTTGAAATTGGGATAGCAAACAAACGCTCGCCACCTACTAGTTCTGTTGTAATCGCAGCAATAGTCAAGTTCAAATCGTTTGCTGGTGTTGCTCCACCTAACGATGTTCCAAGAATCTTAACTGTATCGCCAACAGCGTAGCCTGTGCCTGGATTCTGAACAGTGATTTGTACGTCATTGTTGTTATAAGTCGAACCAGCAGCAGTCAATTGAACTGTGACGTTGGCCCCCGAACCTGAACTAGACACGTTGGTTAAACTCAATCCTGCGTAAGTTTTAGAACCACTTGTCACAATCTTAGTACCTGACTTTGAGAAGCCGCCAGTTGATCCGTAAGTACTAGATGTTACGCCGCCTGTTGTTTGGTCGGTGTACGTAGGAGCAGTTGAGAATTCACAGAAACTAGGTTGGAATCCTCCACCTAGGTTGTTTAGGCCTGTCCAACTAGTTGTTGAAGCATCGATGTTGCTTGGGTTCAAAATACCTTCAACAAGATAACGTCCAGCAGTGATGTTAAACACCATGTTGTTCAATGTAACCTGTGCGCGGTTAATCAAGTCACGCTCACCTAGGTCACCAATAATTGAGTTAGATACACTAGGTGCTAAACGCATACAGAATGCTACTTGTTTTAAACCAACTGTTGCTGGCAAACCGTAGTTGTTTCTTGAATATGTAAATTGATAGCCTTGGTCACCGTCAAAATTACCGTCCATGATTACTGATGAACCCCAGTGATTAACCAACGGCGCACATGTGTTACTGATCAAAATAACACCAGTGTTGGTTGCATGACTTGTTGCTCCACTAGAAGTGAAACTACGGTTTGCGCCTTCAATCCACTGAGTAAATGTTGCAGCACGAGTGCAACCAGTTAAGTCGTTGCCCGACTTGCCTGAATATTTGATAATTTCACTGTCAATCATCACAAACGCTGGATATGTTACGCTGGCATTTGGATACTCTGTAGCATCATTTAGTGTAATCGTTGTTTGAGTATCGTCGATCGCTGATGCCAAACTGTTAACTGGACTTTCGTTGATCGCTTCATAACGTGCTGGCAAGTTTCCTGAACGCAAGTATGCTTCATTGTTCAAGTTGTTGTTAGGGCGACGGTGTGCCATAATAAACTCACCGGCTTGGCCACGGATCATCCACTGTACATAACCTGCACCGTACCATGAGTATTCTACACCCAACATCTGCATCTTGCTTGGGTTGAGAGTATAGCCACTCGGTCCAGTGCCATCAAGTGGATCAATGTTGAAATCTTCTTGGTGTACGCGAATTTCTTGGCGCAAACACATCTTAACACGGTTCTGGTTAGAAACGCCGCGATAAGGAGGAACAACAGTCATACGTTGTTGATCTAAGATAGATGTCACAGTATGAGTCATGCCGCGTATAACAACATTGTCGCCATTGTTGAGTTGGTCTTGGAATCGGCAAATTGTATCACCTACAACCAAGTTCGATCCAACGCCTACAGACACATATCCAGCAACCTGGAATGTTGAACTGCGTTGTACTACGTTGATGTTTGTGCCATCACATTCCCAGAACATACCGTTCTGATCATCAAAAATACCTGCACGGATTGAACTACCATGCCAGGATTCTGTGTTTACTCTAGGCTGAGGTGCTAGATCAGGAGTAGCAGAACCGAGTTCTACCTGTGCTTGAACGGTAAAACTTGTATCACTAATGATACTGGTTACTACATACCCTGATCTTGAATATCCTGTTGTGTTCACTCCAGAAATACCGATAACTGCACCTTTTTGTAAACCGTTTTCTAAGTCTGTGGTTACTGTAATGATACTGTTAACTGCTGTTCCATCGGCTGACAAAGTAGTAATGTCAAATGTTGGCTTCAACATTGTACCAGACGTAAACAAGATACCTTTACCAGATTGATAACGGAAGTACTTCTTGGTTTGACGAATAGCACTTGCGCCGTGTGTAGGAACGCCTGGGCCTAAGATAACACCACCGTCAAATGGTCTTGGCAAGAATGTTGCATTAGAACGAACGTTGATTGTTCCTGTAATACTTCCAGATACTGCTGCACCAGTTTTTGCTTGGTATGTGAATGTAGTTGTACTTGGTACACTGAGGATCAAGAAACTACCTAGACCGTAGGCATAGTTGGTTCCAGACATTAGGTTAGCCAAGATTGGAGTTCCGGGTACCAAGCCGTGAGCATAAGTTGTTGTTACAGTAATTGTACTTGGGTTAGCACCATCACTAGTGATACTAGTAATATCAAGGTCAGCACCATCAAATGGATATGCTTCACGTACAACAGTATCTGTTTGATTAAGTGTGTAACCCAATGCTAGGGCTGGATCACGGTGCGGATAGTAACTAAAGTTGTTGGTATTATAACCTAGATTACTAACAATGTTCAGGCCTTCAGCATTACTGCTATAAGTGTTGAGAACTGTACAATATTCGCCTTCGCCGTCACTGATTCCATGATCGGGTGCATTAACTGCAACTAGCGGAACGTTGGCATTAGTGCTAGCATTGTACATACCAGTCATGCGGACCATTAATGAACCTGCGCCTGCTGCGGTTAATGCTGTTGATCCAAATGCACTGCGACTAATAGTTTGTGTACCGTTAACTGCTGTGCTAACCGAAGTATGTTCTACTAGTTCAACGTTGCCCGATAATCGTTGAACAATACTACCTACAGGCAAACTGTTTGCACTAGGAATGTTGTACCAACCACGCTGCAATTGTAACGTAGTTGAGTCTGTGACTTCGTATACTTTGGCAATTTCTGGTTCGCCAAGAACATAAACGTTCTTGCCTGAGTTAATGTTTGAGCCAGCACCGTTGGTGTTGTTTGTGCGGCGTGTAACCGTGAGTGTGTTTGCCGATACGTTGGTAACTGCCATAACTTCAAATACGTTTGCAGTAGCAGTTTCGATTGTAATATAGTTACCGTCAACAATACCAGCAGCGTTGGCCACTACAACAGAAGTAGTTGCTGTGCTTGAAATGGTTGTCGCCAAAGTAGTCGCTGCACTAGCGGGAATTGGTAACAATAATACATTGTCGTCTGCAGAGATACCTGTAGTGCTGGCCACAGTAAATGTACGTTCTTGCGGACTAGGTACTGCTGTAGAAACATAGGTAGTTACAAAAGGAGTTACGTTGCCTTGTGTTTGACTAATAAGCAAAGCAAAATCATTTGTGGCCCATTCAGGAGTACCTGGGTTGCTTAGTTTTACAGATGTATCAATGTTTGACGAAATAGTATCATCGCCAGCAAGGAAAGAAACATAACCGTTGGTCGCCAGGAAAATGTCAGCGCCTGTATATTCAAAGAATCCAGGAATGTTGTTGTTTGTAGAAAAGTTCTGCCACTTGGTATTTTGTAAGCCATATTCAAAGTCAGCGTCAATCAGGGCTTCTGGATTTGCAACACGGCTGCGGCCAATGGCATCCATGCCAAACGCCCAAGGTTGTGTGGCAATATACTCACCTTCGATATAGATGGCCAACTTATCATTGGCGCTCATTGTGCTAGTGTCAAGGTCTAGTGTAAGAGTAGTAACACCTGCGTATGCTGCTGGAAAATCAGCAGTTGTACCATCGGCCCAACTCACTGTACCACCTTGAGTAGGTGCGCCAAAATTATAAATTGACTGATTAGTTGTTGTATTATAGATGGCCAAAAAGTCTTGGAGATTTACTCGACCTTGTACTTTGATCGTTCCTAAGCCAGCAGTTCCTGGTGTAAAAACGTATTCATTAATTCTTTCTCTTGCCATCTTTTAAACTCCAAATATGATTTGATTAGCCGTCAATGTTGCTTGTGTGTCAACACTGAATTTGTTGTAACTTATTGTTCCTGTTGCAATTTTGCTGTCTATAACAGTAGCATCGCTGGGTGTGCCAGTATATAGCGTATCGCCAAACAGCAAGCCGAAAAATGGTGTTAAGTTTTCTGGGGGCACCGCGAAACTTATTTGTGAACCCGAAATACTAAAATCAACGCCAGGATTCAGTATCACGTTGTCCAAACTTACCATCATTGCATACGCAGTAGGGGGAGTAAATGCTACCCCATCAACTGTGATGTTGAACGTTTGTGTGACTCCATTGAAAGATAGGCTATCCATCTTTCTATATTGTCCAATTTGTGGTGTGTTACCTAAGTAAGCCATTTTTTATCCTTATAGTCTACCGACTACAACTTCAATTACACCTGCTTCGCCATCGAAGTTTTCAAGTGCTTTACCGATTACTGATCCAATAACAGGAGTTGCACATGCCTGAGCCTGACCGTTGCCTGCTGGAATCATTAAATCACCCTTGCGCACTGTTCCTACTACGCTTGTTGGTACTCGACCAGTTAGTGCCAATGTAGCAATGTGTTCTGCTGCTAGGGTTGAATTCATAACGTGCGCTGGGTTAGTAGACACCACACCTGCTACTCGAGCACTGCCTGGTTTAGCAACAGTAACTTCAAATTCACCACCAAATTCTAACACAGTACCCGGAGCATATTTTGCATCGGCTGCATAATTTTCTGCCAAGTCAGCGTATTGTGCTGATGTTGCTTTAGCAAATATTGTGTTAAAGCCCACAGTAGCATTACCGATATTGCCTACACCAGTTGCGTTAGCATTGGTGATACTACCAACGTTGGCGGTACCTGTTGAAATATTCAAACTTCCGGCTGTAACTGCGCCAGTAACTGCTAAACTTGTTAGTGTACCAACTGAAGTAATGTTTGCCTGGGCTGCACCAGATACTGTGGCTGCATAGCCTGTGGTATTAACACTCAATGTACCTGTTACGTTTGCTGCCGGAATCGATGTAAGTCCAGCACCTGAACCGTTGAACTGACTGCCAGTAACTGCACCAGTTGCACTGATTAATCCACTGGTTAAAATGTTGCCGCCGGTGATGTTAGCAGTGGTAGTAATGGCTGTAACCATGTTCAACGCTGAGATAACGTTGCCACTTAGGCTCAGTCCAGCAGCATTTAAGTTACCACCAACAACGTTACCTGACGCACTGAGTGTTGTGCCAGTTAGTGTTGCCCCTGATACCAATGTTGTGGCAAGCAAGTTACCAGTAAGTACGTTAGCAATGCCGTTGGTAACGTTACCTGTTGAACTTACTAAACCTGCTGTGTTGATGTTACCGCCTGTTACGTTACCAGTTGCAGAAACTAATCCACCTGCAGAAATAGCACCGGTGGTAATTAGGTTGCCACCGTTTACGTTGCCAGTTGCTACTACGGATACAGCACTTACCGCAGCAATCGAAATAACGTTACCGCCTGTGATGTTACCCGACATTGAAATAGTGGTACCGTTAAACGTTGTTGCAGATACAACGTTGGCACCTGTAATGTTGCCACCGCTACCTGATGTAGACAAGTTACCGCCTGTGATATTACCTGCTACACTAAGAGCAGTACCGCTGGTGTTAGCAATTGCTACAGGAGTTGCAGCGTTAAATGTTGCTGAGCCTGTGCCTAATGCAGCACCTATCCCAATAGTAGTTGTAGACCCTGCTGCACCATTTTCACCAATGCTGAGAGTTTTGGTGTTGCCTGATGATGTGACACCGTTGCCAATGTAGATTGGTTGTGTGGCGGTTGAGCGGCCAACGGTAATGAAACCTGTTTGTGCTGTTCCGCCAATATTTGCATTACCAGTTGTTTGGCTTGTAGCAATATTAATTGCTTGTGCAGAGGTGCTGAATGTAACTCCGCCTGACGCACTCAATGTCACACCTTGCAACAATTGCGATGCAAATATATTGCCACCAGCAATGTTACCAGTTGTTGTAACGTTCGAAACTGTGTTAATAGCACCAAGAATGTTACCGGTTAAACTTAAAATACCTGTGTTAACATTGCCGCCGGTGATGTTACCAACTGCACTTACTGCGCCACCACCTAAGATATCGCCAACTGTGGTTACAATACCTTGGCTGATGATATTACCACCGTCGATGTTAGCAGTTGCAGTAGCAGTAGTTCCAATAAAGTTAGTACCGTAGATATCACCAGTTGCCGAAATCAATCCAGCAGTTTTAATGTTACCGCCTTGAATGTTGCCACCTGCTGATACTTGCCCAGTAGTACGTAAGTTGCCCCCGTCAATGTTAGCAGTGGCTTGGATTAAACCGCCAGTTAAAATATTGCCGCCACTTACATTGCCTGTGCTGGTAACGATGTTACCAGCGGCGCTAACAGCACCAGCAGTTGTGATGTTGCCACCAGCAACGTTACCGGTTGCACTAAGAGTAGTTGTTGTAGTAACACCACCAACTACAGCGATACCGCTAGACCAAATGTTAGCGATTGTAACACCGTTAACGTTGGCAACAATGTTGCCGTTAGCCGAAGGAATAATAACCTTACTGGTGCTATTTAAAATTTGTGTAGTATCTGTGGAGATACCTGTTAAATTAGAACCGTCACCGTACAAGTATGCTGCATTAACTGTACCAGTAGCAGATAGATTGGCTAAGACTAAATCTTGTAGTTGGAAACTTGCATTACCTGTGTCAACTGTTGTACTGGGTTTTGTTAACAAATTACCAAACAACTTGTATTTGTTATCTGTGATGTCGCGGAAATAACCAGTGTAACGAGTATTTGCACCATCGTAGTATTGAGAGACAACACCTGTATCGTAAGTGTCGCCTGGGTTGGCGTTGGCCAAGAAGATAAACGGATCGTTAACTTCTAGAGAGTCTGTACCAGTAGTAGTAAAGATACCGTTAACTGTAAAGTCACCAACGCAGGTAATATCTCCGCCAACGTTTAAGTTACCAACAATGCCTGCTCCGCCGCCCACAGTTAGAGCACCATTATAAACTGATGAACTTTCTGTGTTGTTGGAAGTAGCAATAATTCCAGTTACATTAACGTTGCCTGCTGCGCCAACTCCACCTGCAACAACAATCGCACCAGTTGTTGAACTAACCGAAGTAGCGTTGCCGTTGAATACTACACGGTCCGATCCTTGAACTGTGACACTCATCGATTGTGAGTTAGCCCAGTAGATACCTGTGTTGTCGCCTGCTAATGAGTAGACACTGGGGTTGCCTTCTGTGCCAGAGTTAAAAACGCTGGCTGTCAAGTCTAGAGAGTTTAGAGCACCAGCACGATATGTAACAGTGATGTTATTAGATCCAGTGCCTGGAGCACTTGTGAACAACAATGTTGTGTTCCCAGCGGTATAATCTGTATACGGACGCTGCAATGTAGTGCCGATCATAACGTCAAGATCCGACGCTGATGAAACTGCTCTGTTCAACGTAAACTCAGTAGCAGCACTATTTCCACTAAAGAATTCAGTGCTGGTATTAAGCAACGGTGTATTAGGATTAATACCGATATAAGCCATTATGTGATTTCCATGATACTCAAAATTGCATCAATGCTGCTGGCAGCACTACTTTGAACATAAATCTTATCGCCTGTGATCAAAACAATCTTTTGATCGCCACCAATTGGTACCAACGAAGCACCACTAGAAATTGGAGCATTTGTAATTACGTAAGTGTTAGCAGCACTTTGATCATTTATATAAACGTTGGCAGAGATAGCACTGCCGGAAGTATTTGTAACTGTTAGTCCAACTACTACAGTAGTAGTGTTGGCACCCACAGTGTATGATCCTACCGCGGTTGCTGTGGTTCCTACGCCTCTGCTGAGTTTTCGTGTAAATGTATTTGCCATTTTTTATCCTAATGCTATTGCTAATGCTGTTGCATCATCTACTGTTGCTACTGCTTTTCCAGTAATACTTATGCCTGTTGTAGCACTGATATTATTGGCAGAGATGTTGCCGGTGGTTGAGAATGTGCCGGTGGTTGTAACGTTTCCACCAACAATATTACCAGTTGCGGTTAGACTTGCACCGTAAATTGCTCCGGTTGCAGATACTGCGCCACCTGTTGTAATGTTGCCGCCTGCAACATTGCCTGTTACACTAAACTGGCCAGTTGCATTGTACAAACGTGCTTTAATATCGCTAGATCCAAAACCGCCAGTTGCAAACACAATGTCTTTAGTAGTGCCTGTATCACCTGTAGCAATAACCAGGTTACCGCCAAAACTTGCGTTACCTTGAACAAACAAGTATCCGTCATTTGGTGCTGTTACTGTGTATGCTAGGTCACTGAACGTATTGCCAGTGAAGCCCATGTCTACCCATCCCGCAGACTCAGTACCGTTGTTTGCGTATGCTGTAAAGTCTGCAGAACCAAATCCTGAAGCGTTTTGAATACCAATTTGGGTATATGTTAAACTAGAGTCTTTACCAATGATAACTGGTGATGTTGTAAATCCGGCTGTGGCTGCGCCTGAACCAATGTACAAATCTGTTGCACCAAAAATGTTACCAGCCACAGACAATATACCTGCTGTAGTGATGTTACCACCAGTGATGTTGCCGGTTGCAGAAATCAAACCGCCTGTGTTTACATTGCCGCCAGTGACGTTGCCGGTTGCCGAAACTGCACCTGCTGCACTTACTGCACCGCCTGTGACAATATTGCCGCCAGTGACGTTGCCGGTTGCTGTTACTAAACCTGCTGTGTTTACATTACCACCAGTGACGTTGCCAGCAGCAGAGACAGCGCCAGTAGTGTTAACTGCGCCGCCCGATAAGTTCAATGCACTTACAACGTTGCCGCTTAGACTCAATCCAGCAGCATTTAAGTTGCCGCCAGTGATGTTACCAACTGCACTAATTAGAGCACCAGACAGAATGTTTCCACCTGAAATGTTACCAGTGCCAGTTAGAATGTTACCGGCTGCACTAATACGTCCAGCAATGTCTAGGTCACCGCCTTCGTTTGTAGCAATCTTACCGCTAACTGTTAGAGCGTTAGCAACATAGTCATACACAAATCCAGAGTCAGCACCAAGTTGTCCATTCAAGTTAAACATAACTTGACTGTTTGCGCCCGGAGTATTGATGTTACCTTGTAAGTTACCAATAAACGTTGTAGCAATAACATTGCCACCTGTGATATTACCTGTTGCGCTGATCTGTGCAGAAGTTAAGATGTTGCCGCTTGCGCTAACAACACCTGCGGTACGAATATTTCCACCAGTTACGTTGCCTGCTGCTGATAAAGTAGTTCCGGCATTAATTGATCCAGTTGCAGAAACCAAACCACCTGTATTGATATTTCCACCGTTAACGTTGCCAACACCGCTTACTGGTCCGGTTGAGAACACTGAACCAGCGTTGATAGCATTTGATGTTAGGATGTTGCCACCGCTGATATTGCCGGTTGTTGTAATGTTACCAGTGCTGTTTAAGTCGCTAACAACGTTGCCACTCAAACTCAATCCCGCAGCATTTAAGTTACCACCAATAATATTGCCAGTTGCAGAAACCAAACCACCAGTATTAACATTGCCGCCGATTACGTTTGCAGTTGCGCTGAGTGTTGTAGCAGCCACTAATACTGTGTTAACATTACCACCTGTAATATTACCTGTTGCCGAAACCAAGCCGCCTGTGTTGATGTTGCCACCATTAACGTTTCCAGTTGCAGATACAGCACCGCCCGAATTAACATTTGCGCCGCCAACATTGCCAATTGCTGTTACAACACCATTACTGTTGACGTTGCCACCAGTGATGTTGCCACCAACTGATGCTTGACCTGCTGTAGTGAGGTTGCCACCTGTGACGTTACCAGTTGCACTCACAATAGATGCTGTGACTAATGTAGTACTGAGGTTGCCACCTGTGATATTTCCAACCGCAGTAATTAAGCCAGGAGTTTCAATGTTGCCACCTGTTACATTACCAGTTGCTGTAATTAATCCAGTTGTATTAAAGTTTGCACCGCGGATATTACCTGATGCGCTTACTGTGGTTGCAGCAACCAATGTAGTATTAACGTTGCCGCCGTCGACGTTGCCAGTGGCACTTACTGTGGTTGCAGCAACCAATGTAGTATTAACGTTGCCGCCATTGACGTTGCCAGTTGCGCTTACTGTTGCACCTTGAATCAGTGCTGCACTGTTGATGTTGCCGCCTTGAATATTACCTGTTGCTGTAACTGTTGCACCTTCAAGATCACCAACTACAAATGCACCGTAAGAATTAACTGCAACTTGTTCACTAACGATAGCAACATCAGTTGCAGCAAACATCTTACCGGTTGAATCATCAAAACCGATAAACGCTTGTTTTTCTGCTCCGTTATAATACCAAAGATCTAAACCTCGATCTTTGCCATCGTCGCTTGACAATGGAGCACCATTTGGTCCTCGACCAACACCAATAATCGGATCTTCAACACTCAATGTTGAAACGTTTACATACGCAATGTTGCCGTTAACAATCAAGTCACCACCAACAATAGCATTGCCAGTTGTAGTCAATGTAGCAGCAGATACATCACCGACTGTGTTGATGTTGCCGCCAATGATATTACCAATTGCAGTAATTGCGCCGCCAGTGTTGACGTTGCCACCAACAACGTTACCAGTGGCACTTACTGTTTGTCCTTGAACCAATGCAGAAGTAATTAAATTTCCACCAACAACGTTACCAGTAACAGATGCCAAACCTGCTGTGTTTAAATTGCCGCCGGTGATATTGCCGGTTGCAGTAACTAAACCGGCTGTACTTATATTACCGCCAGTGATGTTACCAGTTGCAGAAACAATACCGCCTGCTGAGACATCTGCAATAGATATAACATTGCCGCCAGTTACATTACCTGTGGCTGTTACAAGTCCTGCTGTGCGCAGATTACCTGCATCAATATTACCAGTTACACTTAAACTTGTTAAAGTACCAATGCCAGTGGCAACAACACCAGTTAACAAAGAACCGTTACCAATGTAGTAGTTGGCTGAAATGTTACCTGTGGTAGTTACATTACCAGCAAGTGAATCTAAATTGCCAGTGTAAGTTGGCAAGTATGCTGCAACATTTGAGTTGCCGTATGTTGCCAATCCAGACAACAATGCGCCATTACCTAAAATGTAGTTGCCCGAAATATTTGCTGTGGTTGTAATATTGGCTGCACTTACTAATGCACTAACAACGTTGCCACTCAGGCTCAATCCCGCAGCGTTTAAGTTACCGCCGACAATGTTACCAGTTGCAGATACTACAGTACCGTTGACGTTTGCACCTGTTACGTTGCCACTTGCAGAAAGTGTGGTAGCAGAAATTACGTTAGCACCTGTGATATTACCTGCTCCGCCAGCAGTAACAATGCTACCTCCAACGTTGATGTTACCAGTTGCACTAACAATACCTGTGTTTACATTGCCGCTGTTGATGTTGCCAACTGCGCTGATAATACCGCCTGCGGTGATATTGCTGCTAGCGTTTAGAGCACTAACAATGTTGCCACTCAAACTCAATCCCGCAGCATTTAAGTTACCACCAATGATGTTGCCAGTTGCACTTACTACACCACCTGTGTTTAAGTTAGCCCCACGAATGTTGCCCAAGAAGTTAGCAGTACCAGTGCTCAAACTTGTCATTGTGTTAGCAATAACAAAATTACCATATACTGTAACATTGGAATTACCAAACTGCGAACCAAGATTGATTTGAGTAGTTGATGTGCTTAGTGTTTGCCCAGTACCGAGGTTAACAGTCTTTGACTGGCCAGTACCTGGGTTCTGGGTGTAAATGTTATACGTTGATGTTGTCAGCGTATTAGACAACAAACCACCACCGTTGGTGTTGGTGTAGATGTTGCCGCCAGTTATCAAGTTACCGGCCTGAACGTTGCCAGTTGCAGATACATTACCGGTTGCTGAAACAGCGCCGCCAGTTATAATGTTGCCACCTGTAACATTACCTGTTGCACTTACTTGACCACCAGTTAATAAGTTACCACCAGAAACGTTGGCTGTAGTTGTAACATTGCCTGTACCGCTGATTACATTTGAACCCAATGCAGCCAGCAATGTTGTTACGTTAGAATCGCCGTAAGTCGATCCGGCAGCAATACCAGTTAAGAATGCACCGTTACCTAAAATGTACTGACCGCTGATGTTAGCAGAAGTTGTGATGTTAGCCGCTGATACAAGTGCGCTAACAACGTTACCGCTTAGGCTCAATCCTGTGGCATTTAGGTTGCCGCCGCCAATGTTGCCAGTAACGTTTAATGAACCTAGTGTACCAACACTTGTGATATTGGTTTGTGCAGCAGTTGTTAAAGTACCAACAATACTTGTACCACTTAGGTTACCACCTGTGATATTACCAGTAGCACTGACTTGTCCGCCAGTTGTTAAGTTACCACCGGCTACGTTTGCTGTAACTGTTAAACTGCCTAATGTACCAACGCTTGTAATGTTTGTTTGGGCTGCTGTTGTTAAAGTACCAGCAATACTTGTACCACTTAGGTTACCACCTGTGATATTACCAGTTGCGCTTACTTCGCCACTAGTTACAAGATTGCCGCCACGAACATTACCGCTAGCCGATACAACAGTACCTTGTACCAACGCAGAACTAATAATGTTTCCGCCATTAACGTTGGCTGTTGCGCTAACATTACCTGCAACATTAAGATTACCACCGGTGATGTTGCCTACAGCACTAACTTGTCCAACAGTATTAACGTTGCCAGCAATTACATTGGCTTGTGCAGAAATTGTACCTAACACAGTCATTGTGTTGGAGTCAGAAGCGTATGTAAATCCTGCTACTGCACCGGCGTTACCATTAGCGTTATAAAGAACTTGTGTGTTTGATCCAGGGACTGTTAAGTTGCCTGTAATGTTACCAGCAAAGTTACCAACAAAGTAACCATCTGTGATAATATTACCGGCTGCACTAACAACACCCTGTGTGCGTAAGTTACCGCCATCAACGTTGGCAGTGGCGCTAAGAGTGCTTGCACCAAATACACCGCTCAACGATAAATTGCCACCGCTGATGTTGGCAGTTGTAACAATGTTACCAGTAGAAGAAATTGTACCACCACTGATGATATTACCACCATACACGTTGCCTGCGGCGGTTACCAAACCTGCTGTGTTTATGTTGCCACCACGAACATTTGCTGTAGCCGAAACAATACCAACTGTGTTGATGTTTCCGCCAGTTACATTACCTGCAACGCTGACTGTATTTGAGTATGTTAATTCTTTAGTAGAAGTGTTATAACTTATAGGATTGCCTGCATTTGCAACATCATCGCGAATTGGGGCAACAAATAAGCCGGCACCTGTAGCCTGCAACGAACTCACTGTAGCGTCAATGATAATGCTGTTGTTTGGTTGTGCAGCATTGGTTGACACACCGGCACCAATGGCAATACTGTAATCACCTTGATTAGTAGGAGATGCGTCAACGCCGATAGCAATAGCGCCAGCACCTTGTCCGTTGTAGGCAGCACCACTACCAACTGCCACAGCAAAATCTGCCTGGTTGGTTTGACCAGCAGTTGCGCCTAGAGCGACAGCACTATTTCCTTGGGAAGTTATACCAGCACTGCTACCTATTGCAATAGCACCAATACCTTGTGCGTCAGCACCTGCATTTGGGCCAACCGCAACAGAGTCTGAACCTTGAGTGTTATTGCCGGCTAGTTTACCAATAGCAACAGAGTCTGCGCCTTGAAAGAGTTGACCAGCATAAGTGCCCACTGCTACAGCATTAGCACTTTGAGTATTGGCCGCTGCATAAAGACCAATAGCAACAGCAGAAACACCTTGGCTAATTTGACCTGCTAACTGACCAACGGCTACGCCAGCGCCGCCTTGATTTTGCGAGCCTGCAAACCGTCCCATTGCAATACCGTATGTGCCTTGGTTAGTTAGGCCTGCACCTTGACCTACGTGAACTGTACCTTCGATTGTTCTAATATTTTGAGAAAGGACATCACCAGACAAAGACAAATTGCCGCCGCCGATGTTACCTGATGTAATGATATTGCTAGTGTCTGTGCCGCTGGCCAAATATGATGCAACGTCTGCATTAGAATATCCAGCGGGCAAGCCAGTAAGTTGGCTACCGTTACCTAAGATATAAGCACCACTGATGTTGGCTGTTGTTGTAACGTTGCCTGTGATGTCAACCGAGTTAGCACCACTCAAACTACCAGTAAACGCAGTAGTCTGTGTTGTTGCGTCCGGAAACAACATTTGATTGCCAACAAATCTAAATGTGTTTCCACCTTCTGTGTAGAAATAGATACCATTGCTACCAGTGTATTGGTTGGAAATTACTACTCTTTCGCCGCCGTCTTCAAATCCGTATACTTTAATATAACCCAATGCTGTATTGTCTGGGTCAATTGTAATTCTTTCATTGCCACCGGTATTGTTGATTAAGTTTGTCTTGACTGCGGTTGCTTGAACATTACCAGTTGTAATAATATTAGCAGTATCTGTGCCGCTGGCCAGGTATGTAGAAACATCAGAATTTGAATATCCTGCTGGCAAGCCAGTAAGGCCAGCACCGTTACCAATAAAGTAACCGGCTTGGATATTAGCAACTGTTGTAATATTCCCCGGAGCAGTTAGATCGCCGACATCAGTGAATTCCCATTCACTGGTGCCACCTACATTGATCATTAGAGTTGCACCAGCACCCGGTTTAGAAATATTACCAATTAAATTTCCAGTTGCAGAAATGTCTCCAGCGACTGTCATTCCAGTTGAACCAAATTCGTAAACGTTGGTTACTCCACCAATATTGCCTACTACATTTCCATTTGCGATAGGAATATTAAATTCTGTTGTTCCGTTCGAAAGTTTACTTGCTGCGCCCACGTTCGAACTTGCTACAACACCAGTTAGTCCTGAACCGTTACCAATGAAGATACCATTAACAACTTGAATGTTACCAGTTGCAGTAATAGATCCGATATTGCCAGAATAAGTTGGCAAGTATGCCTGAACATTAGCGTTAGAATAAGTCTCTGGTAATCCAGATAGCAATGCACCATTACCAAGGAAATAGTTACCAGTGATGTTACCAGTTGCAGAGACTTGGCCAGCCGTTCTAATATTGCCGCCAGTTACGTTACCTGTGGCTGTAACTGTGGCACCAGAAACACCTGCTGTTGTAATGATGTTAGATGAATCTGTGCCGCTGGCCAAATAAGCAGCGACATCAGCGTTAGAATATGTTGCAGGTAAGCCAGTTAGTTGAGAACCGTTACCAAAAATGTATGCACCAGTTACGTTACCACTAACACTAACGTTCGAGCCGCGCAATGCACCAGTGTATGTTGGCAGATATGTAGCAACGTTTGCATTACCATACGGTTCTAATGTGCCGCTGCCTTGCAGAGAAATTGTTCCACCGGTTGGTGTAGAAAATGTAAATGCTGTTGAGTTGGCAGAAATAGCAGCGTTATTGAGATAAACAGTGCTGTTAGATAGATATAAATCTTTCCAAGCAGAAGTTGGGCTACCTAAATTGTATGTTACGTTCGAAGCAGGAAGAATGTTACCTTTAAATGTAGAATCGTAACGACCAAAGACTACTGTATTGCTAGTTGTCTGGATACCAATTGTAACATTTCCGCCGCTGGACACCACGGTAACGTTAGAAGTACCATTGGCAATATAAGGACCACTAGCCGCAGTAACTCCAGTAAGTCCAGCACCGTTACCAATAAAGTAACCGGCATTAACTGTGTTAAATCTTAAAGTTGGGCTACCGAGGTCGTAAACATTGTCGATGCTGGGAACAATTGTACTGTTTGACTGGACAACGCCAATGCCGTTTGGCATTAGAACCAAGTTTCCATTGGTGTTAGTTACGCTAATTGTGTTGTTAGCAATCGCAATGTTGCTATCAACGGGTCCAGCCGCATAAATTTCTGTAAAATTTTCGTTTACAGCGTTGAAAGCATCGCGTAACGGTTCTCCGGTGCCATCGTTTGCTGCTGCACCAATGTCAATGATCTGTTGTGTCATGGATAATCAAGGTCCTCTAGTGTATTTACCAAAAGACTTTGATTGGGAGTTTAGCCGATTCTTGTGTAGGTCATGTATGACCCTGATTGGATGTTAAGATTTGCTGCGCTTGTTTGCGCTTGTATGGCTACGTTGGCGTTGCCTGCACTATAAATTGTGCCTGTAATTCTTGCAGTTCTTGGAGTAGTTCCAGTCATGCCTGCTGTTGCTGCTGCTGTGCCTGAAACGTTTGAAGTTGAAGTGTTGAACGAAGATGTTTGTGTAGTTTGAAACTCAACAGTATAGTAGCAAGTGCCTGCATCAAAATACGTACTAAATCCAGTGGTAGTTGACCCATCGGGTAGTATTGGCATATATGCTTCAAACTTATAACTAGATCCTGCTAGCGCCAAGAAACCCAAAGATCCAACGTTTGCCATTACTGCACTGTTGAATACCACTGTTGTTGGTTGCCAAACAATATTTTCTACGCCAATACCTGTACCACTGCTTTGAGCAGTAATATTCAAGTTAGCGCCTGTAATGTTACCTGTAATCAAAGCGTTGGCACCGTTAACGTTTCCGCTCATGCTTACAGTAGTAGCACTTACAACGTTACCACCAATGATGTTACCAGTTACTGATACAATACCTGTAGAGTTAACGTTGCCACCGGTAATGTTGCCAGTTGCCGACACGCCGCCTGCGCCAGCAGAAACAGCACCCAAACTAATGATGTTGCCACCAGTTATGTTACCAGTTGCTGATGCTAGTCCACCAGTTAATATATTGCCCCCAATAACATTGCCAGTTGCTGAAACATTAGCCGCGGATGATACTGCGCCTAAACTGATAACATTACCGCCTGTTACGTTACCACTAATATAACTTGTTCCTGTAACTGCAAATGTATGCAAAGGTGCAGAGTTAGCAATACCGACGTTGCCTGTTGATAACACAACAACCTTTTGAGTAGGTGCAGCCCCGTTGGTCGATGTTAGAATTTCAACGTTGGCGTTACCGGTAACACCAGATGCAATCGATCGGATTGATGATGTAACACGAGCGCTTGGTGCTAGGTCACTAGTATACCATTCGACTGCACCTAAAACTGTGCCGTCTGTTACAGTGGTATCTGTGTCGTAGAATTGAATTGTTGGTTGTCCAACACTAGCATCTCTAGTGATGATAATGTTGCCAACTGTGTTAATATTACCGCCGTTGACGTTGCCTGTTGCAGTTACTAGTCCTGCTGTATTGATGTTGCCACCAATGATATTCCCAGTTACTGACTCTAATCCAGTTACGTAATGTCCAGTGGTAGCATAAGTTGCTACACTAGTTCCACCAACACCAATTGTAACGTTGCTGCCTGCAGATGCAATTTCAACGTTGGATGTTCCGTTAAACAGTTTATCCCCAGAAATGTTACCTAACAAGGTAGCGTTACCGGAAACACTTAGATCTCCAGTGATAACAGTTGTGGTACTTTCAATTTGTACAATATCAGTGACGCCTAGTGTTGTAATAACATAGTCGCCATCTACACGCTTATAGGTGGTCATTTACAGGTCCTTTGTGTTATTTATACGGTTTAGAAAGTCTTCCATTGGCATGTGGGAAAGGTTTTTAACACCGTTTAAATCCTGAATATTTGCAGTTGTAGGGCCATAAACACGAAAGAAACTAGTTTTAGGAAAATTTTTCGCCACTGTAATTAACTGTCGTACCCAGTTTCCTGTAAATGTTGGTGTTGCAGAACTTTTTTTATAGAATTCTGTATCTGCATACACATTGTTAAATTTCCCAAATTCTGTTGGGCCCATGTCAAAACCAATCAAGTAAATTGCAATATTTTTATCCAATGCTGCCAACGACACAGCAATTGGCCCTGAACTAAATCCGTAGTATTCCTGGGGAACAGCAAGTCCTCCTTGGCCCGGAAAAGGGCGGCGAGTATAAAACTTGTTTTTCAACGAATAGCCTTCGTTTTGAATTCGTTCGCTGATAGGCTTGTCTGTGCTTACTAGTACGTCAGGCGTGAATTCTCTGTACAAGCCGTTGCACCCATAGATAGGGCCCAGCGTTTTTAATGTGTGTAAATCCACTGATAACCGGCTAACACCGTTGCCTAATACAAATGCTCTGCTCATAAAAAATCCCCCTAGTAATTATCTAGGGGGACTCGGGGGTTAAATCAATTAAGAAGTAACTTTGTCGACTTGAGCCAATTGTAGTGTACCGTTTTGTGATTGTGAGCCACCGATAACTTCAGCGCCAGACCATGTAACTGTGCCTTCGTCAGTGAAGAAGTTAACAGGGTAGAAGTTTTCACTGGTTTGAACGTTAACACCAGTGTTGCTGTCTGAGTAGTTACCGTAAGTCATGCCGTTCCAGTCACGGATCCACTTGTTGGTAATGTAACTAGCATAAACAGCAGAACTGTCGCCTACAGAGAAGCCAATTGCCATGTCACCAGCAGCAGGAGTAGCAGTGTTAGACAACACGCACTGACCAACTGCATATACTTCGCCTGTACCAGCGCCAGCAGCAGTAGCAGTAAAGATATCGCCAACAGCAGATTGTGTGCCAGCACCGCAGGCTTGCCAATCAGTTGTACCTAGTACAGCGATTTGATATGCTTGACCTACGATCATTGATTCATCGGCAATAGTTGCGCCTGTAGCAGCAACCAAGAACTTGTGGCTACCTTTTTGGCGGATAATGCGACCAGTGTATGAACTTGTAGCAGTATAACTATCTGTTCCGTCTGCTAATTCGATGTTAACCAATGCAGAAATTTCTGGATAAGTTGCTGAAGCAGTAGAAGTAGCAGGTGAACCGCCTACAACGCCCAAGAAGTCTGTCGCACTCAATGTGTCAGCAGAGTTATAAACTGGATCAGTTAGGCTACCAAAGTTAGGGTAACCTGCGTCAGTTAAAACGTTTTGGTTATACGCGGTAACTGTACCGGTAACAGTTGTACCTGCACCGATGTTTGTTTTTTGAATTTTAAGAGCTCTTCCCATTTGATTTCTCCTTATAGAAGCCCAATGCGGGTTCTAGCCGCTACGCAGTGGTTGCTGCATAAGACGCATTATTGCGTACATAGTTTTAAACTAGTATTTATGGAAAATGTAAAATACGTGTCACTAGGTGTGTAAATATCCCATGAACTCCAATGAACTAATCGAACAAGGCAACCAATTACGTGCTGAGAATCAGCCCGAACGAGCATTACAATGCTATGCGCTGGCATTTGTAAATGATCCTGATTCCGCAGCGGCATTTAACAATTATGGCAATGTAATGCGTGAATGTGGGTTTCCTGAGCGTGCTGTTCCGTTTTTGCAGCATGCGGCTAATTTAGATCCAAACAATGTCACAGCAAAGTTCAATCTTGCTGTAACATATTTGCTTCAAGGCAACTACGCCCAAGGATGGCCAGCATACGAAACTCGCTGGAACTACGAGCATCTTGCTGGCACAGAACCCAAATATACTCAACCTCGTTGGCGCGGCGAAGATTTAAAAGACAAAACTATCTTGGTTGTAGGGGAGCAAGGACACGGCGACTGTATTCAATTTTCGAGATTTTTGTTTAATTTACATGTTGCTGGTGCCAAGATCAAACTGCAAGTCACTGACGGGTTAATTCCTATGTTTGCTAATAGTTCGATTATTGAACAGGTCAGTAGTTATTCAGCAGACATGGGCGAGTTCGATTACTGGGTACCAATCATGAGTATACCCGGTATACTGGGTGTTACCCTTGAAAACCTTCCCAGACCACAAAGTTATCTAACTGCACAGCCCGAACTGGTTAAACAGTGGCTAGAAAAACTAGGACCGAAAAACAAAATGCGAGTGGGATTTTCGTGGTCAGGGCGTCGTGATAGCTGGCTCAATCAGCACAAAGGTATGCCGTTTGCTACCATGTTGCAAATGATCAAAGATAACCCACAGTACGAATGGATTAATTTGCAAGTAGATTGTACTCTCGAAGAAGATGAAGAATTGTCTGCTGCTGGAGTATCTACTTACCCTGGAGCAATTAGCAGTTTCTCGGACACTGCTGCACTGATGATGCACCTGGATGTTGTAGTCAGTGTGGATACTGCAATTGCACACTTAGCAGGCGCACTAGGACGCCCAACATGGATTATGCTCAATCAATTTGCAGTAGACTGGCGTTGGTTATTAAATCGTGACGACAGTCCTTGGTACAGTCAAGCACGATTGTTTAGACAACCTGTTCGCGGAGACTGGGCCAGCGTTACCAAGAAAATTACACAGTTTTTAAGTTGGTTTAAAGTGTAATGCAAATACAGACCTTAGGACCAGGTAATCTTCGCGGCGAACTTGATACTATAAAAAACTTTATTGGTTTATCCGCAGCAATAAAATCTGACCCCACGATAACCTGGTCTGATGAATCCGGTGATATATTAGCCGTTGATTGGTATGATCTGGACCACCGAACCTATATACCATGGAAAGACATTAACATTGTTGTTACTGAAACGTTTCAACAAATATTTGACGGCTTAAAAGTATTCGACTTAACAAAATCTTATATACTGGTTACTGAGTCGTATGCTGATCCTGATGTAATTAAAAAAGCACTGCCCGATCTAAAGATTATCAAAACGTTTACTAGATTTGTTGAAATTTTTGAATACGGACAAGGAACATTTAACCCTGTACATCAATATACCTGGGCACAAAGCAGTAAACGAGAACCTGTATACGATTTCTTTTGTTTAATAGGGCGACTTAGTTGGCTGCGATCACACATGATCAATCGACTGTCTACATTTGATCTAAGCAACAGCCTAGTAAAGTACAGCGGCAAACAAGTCGATAAATCATTGGCTCCAAATTTAGATTTGGTTGACTACGATCCTAAAACTTTTTACTTTGACGGCAACACGTTTAATGAAACCCCTTGGTTGATTCCAGCAAAACTAATACCTGTAGAGTTGTACCAGAAATTTTATTTTGAAATACAGCACGAAACTGATCCGTACTACGGCCGTGGATGGCAAATACAAGAGTTTCATCTAACCGAAAAAACTATCAAGCCACTGATAATGGGCGTACCGTGTTTAATGCTAGGAGCCACTGGATATAACACATGGTTGTCTGAGTCGTTTGGAATCGACTTATCGTTAGGGCAATTTGATATGTCGTTTGATACAATTACAAACAATATGCAACGAGTAGATCTTATGCTATCTCAGATTCCTAATCTTATCAAAAACAAAGTTTCGCTAGACACACAAGACCAGCATGCTAAAAACATGGCAGGGTTTAACAAACTCAGAGATTTTAACCTGCAACAGTTTAGAGAACTTTATAATTTGGTCCAATCTTTGTAGTCAGTTGAATTTCTTTGCGTTTACTGGCACACATATATAATACAAATACGGATTGAGTTCAATGAAAAAGTTTTTTTGGTTTGGGGATAGTTGGCTACAGGGTTCAGAATTAGAACTCACTGTACCACGTAAAGATATTTTAAATTTTGTTTTTCCGACTTTGGTAAGCAATTTTTTCTCCGCAAAATGTGTTAACAGAAGCGAGTGCGGATCAGGTCCTGACATTATCCCACACATTTTCTCCAAGGTATCCAAAGAAATGTCTCCCGGCGACGTTGCATTTTTCTTTCTGAGCGCACCGCACAGAGTTTCGTTGCTAAATGATCAAGGCATACCTCATCAAATTATACCCGGCAAAAATTACAATCGCTATGTGCATCCTTATGTAGACCAGTGGTTTAAGTTTTTTGACACTGAACCGCAAAGAATCTATACTTACGAACGAACAATCAACTTACTGTATCTTTGGTGCAAGGAGTTAGGAGTAACTCCGTATTTCTGCAATATTTTTACCACGGTCGAAACGTCTGTTATTGAGGACCTTACCCCTGCATCTGCATGGATACTTCCCAAGGACCAATGTTTAGCACAGATTATATTGCACAGCATTGATAACAAAAACGGAGTTGTTATTAGTGATGATATTCCTGAAATAAAAGTTGATGACTGGAACATACACAAAGAAATGTTAGATTTATATGTCAAGCCTGGATACTGCCATCCAAATGTGCAAGGACACAAAAAAATTTCTGACAAACTAATAGACTTTCTTTCCCAGAATCTATTGTAACATTTATGTTATGCTATATAATAGCGACATGCGCTAGATTCTCAATGGCTGAGTAGGCGATTCTAAACCGCTGTTTGTGTGGGTTCGATTCCCACCTAGCGCACCATTTAACTTAAAGGAAATAAAATGTCAATGTAGATCGAATATGCTTGTAAAGATGTAGTCTTCCACTTTAACAAAAAGCACTTAGAGGACGAGACCATACCAATGTGGGTCTTAAAAACACATGGTGAAACTTTCTATGTCGATCATGTTGACGCCAACATGCCTTGGAGCACCAAGGAAACGCCCGACAATTCCCATACCAAAGGCAGTTTAAAATTCAAAGAAGTTCTTCTCACCATTGATGAGAACAACTGCGCTACTCTTCGCGAGTTGAATATCTACGATAAGTTTAGACTTCGTAATCAGAAACTGGGCATTACTCGTATCATGTTTAGACCTGCTACACAGATCCATGAAGCATTGAAAAGGAACGAATTTAAACATTCTCCGTTTAAGTACATCTCAGGTGCATGTACTTCAACGTTTGTGATTTGTGACCTGCTGAAAAAAGAAGAAGCAACATTTGCCACGCTAAAGTATGGATCAGAGTTCAGAGCGTTGATGCCCAACGAGACCTATTACCGAGAATATGATAACGTTAAAGGCGAACACATTGATGCTGATTATCTTGACGATGATACACCTTACGAATACAGTTGAGCGTAGATAGGGAATGTTTGGCGCCAGTTAGTTCCGCGGCGAGCGTCAAGTTCGTCAAGGAACTTAACTGGATCACGAGTATCTGTTTTTTCTAATCTGTTTAACAATCCGTTGGTTTCATTCGTAAACCAAACTGTGTTTACGCCTGCTCGGTTGGTAGGAATGTGTTGCTGTACCCAATTGTGTACTCTTGTATGCGACTGATCATTTAGTTGACTTACCACTGTGTTAAACGCAAATCTAACATTAGGCGGGCAATTCTCTCTGTACCAAAGAATGTTCTCTACAACCTTGTTCCACTTTGCTGGCCACCGTAGCAATTCAAACTGTTCTTCTATGTCGTCAATGCTAAACACTAATATAAAATCGTCAAATCTAGCAAACTGATCTAGATAGTCTTGAGTCGGTAATGTTGTACCGTTTGAGTGAAATAGTATTTCAGTACGATCGTTTAATTTTTTAAAAATTTCCAACGATGACTTGTTTAACAACGGCTCGCCGCCACCAAAGGTAACGTGATCCAATTTAGAAAAATCATAATCTTCAACTTCTGTTATTATCTCATCTTTTTCTAGTGTATACTCATCGTGGGAGAACTTGCCCATATCTAATTCTGAACGCCATAAACTACTTGCACCAGGCCCACAAAGTGTGCAGGCTAGGTTGCAAGTGATTCCAGTAAAGATTGCTACTTTGGTTGGCTGGTTAGGCCAAGAGTTGATTCGAATTGCCATATAAGGATACTTAGCCAACAAAAAAGCACCCGAAGGTGCTTTTTGTGTTTTTCGCAATCCGGATGGATTAACTGAAAGACAAGTTAGATACTGCGATCTCACCAACGTAGTCACCAGCGTTACCAAAAGATGACGCAGTGTTAGTCAATTCGATGTAGCCATAACGTGTCATGAACGATACGACTGGTTCGAATGTTGTTGGATCCAATACAACGCCAGAACTCATCAATGGGATGTATGGGCAGTAGAACGCTGGAGCGTCTGCTTCGCTAGAACCCTTGTAACCAACCAATACTGGAGTTGTATCAGCAGCATAAGAGTCAACGAACACACGCATAGAGCCGTTCAATGTACCAACAAACTTAGTGTTTGTAGGTGCTTCGAATGTACCTTCTGTAGTACGAGCAAATGCAGAAGTAGTTGCAGATTGCAATACTGTCAATGCAGCAGAAGAAACAACAGCGTAGTTACCTGCGCCACGACGTGTACGTTGTGCGATCAAGTTTGCAACACGGTTGATAAGAACAGCCAAAGCAGCGTGTTCGTCACCAACGAATGTAGCAGTACCAGAAACGGTAGCCTGGTTGTATGTAAACTCAGTTGCGGCCAAAGAGCGTAGGCTGAGAAGGATTTCTTGGTCGATCTCAGCGGTAATTTCTTGAGCCAAAGCAGCCATAATTTCTGCTTCTACGTCAATACCGTGCATGGCTTGTGCATCTTGTGCAGATTCAAAAGTCCAACGTGCTTGCAACTTACGTGTGCGAGCTTCAACGGCTTGCTTCAAGATTTGTACGGAAATTTGCTTACCGCCAGTACCTTCCATGGTAGCAGTGTTGCCACCAGTGTAGTTGCTAGTAGAGTTAGTACCAGCAGGAACTGTAGAGTATGCAGTAGCAATCTTGAATGGTGACAATGCTTCTTCACCGGCTGATACAGAAGTAGCAGCAGCAGAAGTGTCTGTCAACGAGTTTGCATAGCGAACACGTAGAGTGTGGATTTGGCCAACTGGACCTGTCATTGGCTGAACGCCTACCAATTCGTTAGCAATAACGGTTGGCATTACACGACGGATAACTGGCAAAATTACACGGTTAAGTGTAGCGATGTTACCACTTGCTGTAGAACCCGCAGAAGCGTTTTCTTTCAAGTACTTGCGAGTGTTTTCTAAGATAACACCCATGCTGTTGCGCTTTGAGCCGTTTAAACCTTCAAGCAATGCTTCTTTGGTTTCGCCCCAGCGGCTTTCTAATAGTTCTTGTGACATTTAAGTCTCCTATAAAAATTTTATAACCCTGCCAGACGCTTGAGGTCGATCACGTTACTGCGATCTTCCGGCTGACTTGGAACAGTTTTATCCCCAGTTACTTCAGTGACAGATTCTGCGATTACTTTACGGGCTTTCACAGAGCGGTCTTCTAAAACTGCTGGTAGATACTTTTCGAAGGCGTTTTTCAAACGAGAAGTTTGTACGCTTTCCAGTAAATTACGCATGACGTCTGCTTTTTCCTTGTTTAGAGGGGCTAGCAACATTTCCATTGTGCTTTGACGCTCATTGGATTCTTTGATCATACGTATTTCACGTTCTTTGGACTCAACAACAACTTTTGCTTGTTGTCCGAGTTTGACGGCCTTAGCCAATTGCTGTTGTTTGCTTTCTAACATAGCGTATAGTTTGCGGACTTCTGCCTTCTCATTCAAATGAGTAGCACCGAATTCTGCTGCGTATGCTTCGAAAATCTTGCGACCAAAATTGTTCTCACGAGCAACTTTGATGTCTTCAGACAATTGAGTAAGTTCAGCCTTCAAGTGGTGGCTAACAGCCTGACTCATCTTTTGAGCACTTTCCTTAATGAAACGTGCTTTTAGAGTTTCAAGTTTGCTGCGGGCTTCACGAACTAGACGAACTTTGGTTTCGACTACTTCACGCTTGTCTGCGGCAAATTCTTGGATCTCACGAGCCAATGCATGTACCATAAAGTTCTCGAGTTTTTCAAGTCCTTCGGCATGCATTTTACGGTCTTTACGCAATTCGCTAATTTCTTCAGCAAGTTTGGTAACCATAAAGTTGTTAAACTTTGTAGCACTTTCACCCATCTTGCGTTGGAACTTAACACGATCTTCTGCAAGTGCTTGCTTTTCAGCCGCAACTGCTTGGATCTCTGCTGCCAAACCTTCTGTCACCATCTTGTCTAGGGCTTCCACCATCACTGTTTTATCATGCTCATAGCGTTGTGCGAACTCTTCACGTAGTTCAGCACGGGCTTGTTCACGAGCCTCACTTAGCTTGGCTTCCCAGGCTTCGTTAATCTCTTTACGAGTATCCTCGTTGATCAAGTCGCTATCTAGCAATGGTTTGATTGCATCTAACATTAGTAGATTCTCCTTAGATTTTAAGTTCTCTGATGAGTTTTACAACTTCATGCTTGAGATACTTTTGCACTTTGTTGTCCTGGCCAGCCTCTTTAGCCACTTCCAACAATCTATGTCCGTAGTTCATGTTCATGAGACTTTCATAAATTGCTTTTGGATAAGCATTAGGAGCACTGGGTTGGGCAACCACATCTATAGTAACTATTTCAAAGTCACTTACATGTCCTGTTCTGTCGTCAACGTTACCAGAACCGCGGCTTGATACGCCCAACTTAACGCCAGAAGTAAGGAGAGTCTTAATTAACTCGCCCATGGGGGTTGGTAGAATCTTGAGCTTGCCGCAGCCTGCATCTCCGTCCATCCACATATTTTCAACACTGTGGCAAACACGATCCAAGTTGATTTTTAAGTCATCTGGGTGATCTACTTCGCCTAATACAGAGTTACCGTTACGGATCTGTTCGTTAATAGTGTTTACAGCACGAGTAATTTCATGCAATGGATATACGCGGTCATTTGCATTGCGCTTGTTGCCTTCAATGCAAATGCCTTTGAGATAGAGATTCTTACCGTGGCCATCTGGTCCAGATTCTTCTAGAACCTGGATGTTGGCTTGATTAAAGGTAAGTTGTTCTCTTAAGGTTTTCATTAAAGATTAACCTTTAGCAACTGGAGACTTGGTGTTAACACCGCTTGCTTGGCTCAAGTGTGGCTTTGGTGCTGCGCTTGGCTTTTGTGTGCCTTGTGCAGGAGTGTTACCTACTTTGCCGATCAAATCTTTTGTTGTATTGCTGTATGCGCTGGAATCGTGCTTGCCGCCCATTTCGCCGCCTGTGCGTACTGGCTTAACGCTAGAGCCGATTGGGCCTTTTGCGCCTGCATTTGCAGCAACATTAGACTTCTTGTTGACGCTGCCTTCTTCAGAAGTCACTGGCTTTGGGGCTGCTTTTAAACTAACTGCTTCCATCATGCCGTCAGTCATTTCTTCTGTGTCGTCCATTTCGATAGCATCGCCACCTTCTTCTGGACCAAAACCGTCGCCGTCACCGTGTTCTGCTGCTTCTGCACCCATTAGGTCTTCAAACTCAGCCATTAACTGGTCTAATTTGTCTTCTAAGTTAAGGATGTCGTCTTTGGTAGCAGCCTCTTCGCCGTCACCGTCGCCGCCCATTGTGAAACCTTCTTCGTCGCCGCCTTCGTCGCCGCCGATATCAAATTCTTCTTCCTCTTCGCCTTCGAGGTCTTCTTCGCCTTCCATGCTGATGTCAGATTCTTCTTCTGCTTCAACATCGTCGATCAAATCGTCAGAAGCATCGCCGCCCATGGCGCCTTCGTCTAGATCTTCTTCTTCGGATTCATCTAATTCTTCTTCAGCACTTTCGTCCAAGTCTTCCTCGGCTTCTTCTGCCATGATATCTTCATAGATTTGGCGTGACTTTTCAACAACGATGTCGTGGAAAAGTTCTTGTGCTTTGTGTTGCTCGTCATTGATCACGTATTCGATCAATTGTTCAAATTTATTCATGTTGGGAACTCCTATAGGTAAAGTATGTTGTTATTTACGATGGAGTTAAAATATTGGTGCTTTAAGGCGTCAAAATGACGATAAATTGCAAAAAATTATACAACCGGCGCAGGAGGTGGTGCATATTGTTGGCGCACCAGTTTTAATTTCTCTTTATATTCGTAGGCACGAACATCATTCATTTGTCTCAATTTGTTGAGTTGACGCAAAGTCAGACGAGTCTTGCGCAGGTCGCCTAACTGGGGCTGACTGTTGTCATCCCCTAAATCCTGATATGCTTCAGGTTCTTTTTTAAAAAACTCGTTTAAGATCATACTTCTATTTATACTGCCGGGGCTGCTCCACCGGGTGCAGGAGGCAACCCAGCGCCAGGGCCCACTGCTGGGGTACCAGGAGCAGCAGGCTCCATGCCAGCAATTTCTTCACCAGTTGAAATGTCTGTATCCAGTGCACCTGGGGTAATACCCACAGAACGTAGGTCTTGTCCAGATTGTGTTTGCATTTCTGGCTGATCGCGCTCTTCGCGCCACATTTCTTCGTTTTCTTTGATCTCTTCTTCTGTAAGACCCAAGAAGCGTTGTAGCATAAAACGCTTGCTCATGTAAGGCAACTGCTCTAAACTAGTAAAACTATTAATACGTGAATTGTCCAGTTCACTTTGGCGGTAACTAGCAAAGTTTTGCGGGGCATTGAACTTGATTTGAAACAGGCCTGAGTCAATATTAAAGCCGCGCCACTTCAAGAACATCTTGAATTCGTCGTCTAACTTTTGGCAAATCAGTGCTTGCAAACGCTCACAGTACTGATTAAATCGGTATTCTTGAATAAGTGCAGTACCAACTTTGCCATCGTTCATTGCTGCACCTGAGTCGTCTGGTCCTGTTGGCAAGTATGAACTAGGTACACGCAAACCACGTGCCATTTTGTTGTTGAAGTACTTCAAGTCATCAATTTCACCAAGATTCTGTCCACCTTGTAGTGTATCTACACTAGATCCGCGACCTTCTGCTGTTTGTGGGAAGAAGTAATCTTCGTTGATGCTAAGTGGATTATAACTAGCATCCATCATGTTGTTGCCGCCGCCTGTGACTGTAGGAATACGGCGTTGGTGCATTTCGTTCTTTACACGCTCAACAAACTGCATAGCAAGGTGGCTAGGCATGTTACCAACGTCAATTTTGAACACTCTGCGCTCTGGTGCACGGCTTACACGATAGATCAAAACAGCGTCTTCTAGCAATTGTTTTTGCTTGAAAACCATGAAAATTTGCTCAAGAATACTGCGCCCGAAAGGCCAGAATACATCCAAACCTTCGTTTAAACTAACGTGAACCACGTGCTTTGCATCGATACAAACTTCGTTCATAGCCATTTGAAAACGGCTATTTGATGTTCCGCCACCTGTACCACCGTTAGGCATAGTGTAGTTTGCAGAGCCAGAAATACTACCTGTAACAGGGTTAGTCATGTAGTCTGTTGTAGTTTTTGCTGCAACTGACATGTTCTGGAAGTTAGGATTAATGTCACGAATGACGTATTGTTCAGGGCGCTTGCCCTCAGATTCGTTAACAATAACACGAGCCAATTTGCTCATGTCGACCCACATCATTTCAAATGTTTCTGGATCACGCACAAAGATCTGATCGCCGTACTTGATAGTGTTGCGGAACAGTTTAAAGATACGCTGATCTAGTTTGTTTAGTTTAACCCACTGTTGTAATTGCTTCTTGATGATATCAATTTCGTGATCTGTGGGTTTGTCGTTGAACTTGACTTCAAACGGTGTGTCATTTTGTTCGTTGATCTGTGTTGAGAACTCAGCAATGATGTCCAAGCATGCATTGATCTCCGAATCCATGTCCATGTTTTCGTACTGATTATAACGTTCAATACGGTTAGGGTGTCCAGAATAAACTTCTGGCAGTCGGCTTGCATAGTTGCGGAATACAAAGTCAGCATGTGCTAAACCTGAATTGCCATCATTTTTACCGTACTCAGGCAAACCAAATTGGTTTCTGCCCGAAATGGGACTTAATTGCCCTGACGTATCGGCAACTTTAAAATACTTGCGCCAGCCTTGTTTGTTTTGATCTGCCATAGTTTATTATTTACCGTTAATTAGCAGACACTTGAAGTATCTTTGCGCTGATATCGTTTGTACTGCGTTGCTCTCTAACCATGTCACTCATTGCTTCGTACAGTGCGCCCATTTGTTCTTGCATGGCTCGCAGAGCATTAACTGCTTCCTGGAAGCCTTCAACTGGAATAGCACCGTTTTTAAGTGGTACCATTGCTTCAGGGCCTTTTTCAGCAACCATAGCAATCTGCGGCTCGTTGGCAATACCACCGTCTGCATATCCTGCAATTTGCGCATGGATGTGTCCTGCTGTTGCTTTAGAACTTGGATTGTTGTATTCGTCAATTGCTGTGCTTGCGCCCATGCTCTTTAACCAGTTAACAATCTCTTGGCCTTCTTCAGGAGTAGGTGCCTTGCTCAATGCAAAGTCCATGGCCTGACCCTTGGTATGGAAACTCGAAGGTGATTTTTCCTGATGGAACTTGTCGTTGAATCCTGAGAAATATGCAAAGTTAGGCATGTTGGCTTGTACTTGCTCTGCCATGCTGATAATTTTAGGACTAATGCCTGCACCTTCTGCTTGTACATCGCCTGCTTTGATTTTAAGACCTAGCCCAGCCAGATCACTTTGTGACATACCGCCGCCGGCGCCCGATCCCGGAGCAGATGGAGCAGAAGTTTTAAGACCTAGTCCACCGCCGCTTGACGGAGCAGCGGCGCCTCCTCCTGAAGACATTGTAGGTGTTCCAACCACTGTGGTAGTCATTGCAGTAATTTGGTCTTCATAAAATCTTGATCTTAGATCAAAAAACTTCTTTTGTAAGTCACTGAATTTTTCTACTCTGTGTAGGTCTGAGTCTGTAATACGCTCGAGTTTTTTAGTGTCATCAATGATGTCACGAACTGCACGTTCAATTTGATCTGCTTTTTGTGCCGATGCACTGGTCATTGCAGCGCCACCGCCCATGGGCACAATCTCACCTGCCATGGTAGGAACAAATAATTCTGGACCTTCTTCGCCAACTAGATACGGACTACCTTTTTTAACAGGGCCGCCCATGGCACGGGCTTCTACGTTCTTTAGTTGTTGACGCATCCATGCCTTGTCACGCTCGCTAACATTAGGATCATTCAAGGCTTCAATCATAGCCTTTTGTTCGTCTGTAGTTGCTTCGTACTTTGCACCTACACCAGTAATTTGATTCTTTACGGCTGCGTTGGTATTTGCTGCTTCTTCTTGCTGCGATATAAACTTACCATTGGAAATCTTACCAAGCACTTTTCCAGCAAACTCTACCTTCTCAGCAAACTTAATCATTTCGCGAGTAGCATCAACAAGACCTTTTTCAACAAAACGTTCAAGAATTTCGTTGGCTTTTTGTTGTGTTAATGTTAACTGTACTTGTGCTGCTACTGCTGCGTCTGCTGCTTTGCCGCCTTTGGCGCCCATCTTTGCTTGGTCGTCAGCAATCTTTTTCAAGTTAGCATTAAGGTCGCCTTCGGTTGCAATACGAATCTTTTGTATTTCACCAAACTTCAACATGAAGTCATCTGCTACCCCAAGTTTAGCAAGTTCTACACCGAACTTATCACCAGACTCGCCAATTGCTCGCCCAATGGTAGTAATAGCACCAGCAGCATTTTGTGTGCCGTCTTTGAGTCTCTCAATTTGTTCAAACTGCGCACCTTGTGCTGCCATGTTTAACTTTTGTGCATTTGGATCCAACAAGTTGCCTGTGACGCTGGCACGGAAAGATGCGCCAAACTCTTTACTAACCTTGGTAGCCATGATGTTGGCTTGCATTAATTCTTCAGCGGCCTTTAAAGACTTTGCATCACCTTTGAGTTGTAGTTCACGGATCTGTGCTGCAAACATTTGCTCAGTGAGTGCTTCCTGACGCATGTCTTCTTGTTCTTGGCGAGTAGCACCTGTGAGTTTTGTCAGCGCATCTTGTTCAACCAAATACTTTCGAGCACCTTCGGCCAACTGCTCGGTAGTCATCTTTTGTGAATTGCCCAAGCGAGTTTGCAAACGCAGGTAACTCATTGCACCTTCGTTGATCTGCTCTTGAGTCAAGCCCATGTTCATCAGGCTTTCGCGGCTGGCCTCCATGGCTTGACCCATCTCAGCAAACTTCTTGCGACCTTCAAAAACAGTGCCACCAAACAATGCTAGATCATGACTGTTTTTGTTTACCAGTTGGACAAACGAATCCAACTGACTCATTGACAGGCCTAGTTTCTTGGTATCTTCAAACAGGCCTTTCATACCATCTGACGCAGATCCGCCAGCAGCACTCATGTCCTGGAACCCCTTGAACAGGGTGTCACTCATTACGTTGGCTGCTTTGGTATATTCGTTACTGAGTTCGTAGACTTTGGCAGCTAACAACCCAAGACCGGCTACTAGACCTTTGATCAGCGGGCCACCGGGCACCATTACTGACAAGCCAACTGCTGCTAACTTGGCTGCTTCTGTTAAACTGTCCAGAGATTTATTAAAGGCCTTGGCACCACGTTCACCGTTGTAAACTGCTTTTGCAGCATCAGTGTGGGCATCAACATATTTGCCAATAGCATTGCCTGCGGTATTCATGCCCGCGGTAAAGTTATCAATGCCATATTTGGCTTTTACCTGTGCATCTCGCAACTGTTCAGCAGTTTGTGAGGTCAGTTTACCAAATTGTGTTAAGTCTTGGTTTACTTGACGCATTACTGCGGCTAGTTCTTGTGCTTCGTTATTTAGATCGGCCATGTAAAGTACCCATAAGTAGAACTATATTTATAGGTGATCTATGTCCCAAAATCCTAACCCGTTAATGCAATATTTCCGTCAACCGTCAATTTATTTGCCTCTGCCCAGTCGCGGCGAATTCTGGGCTGATGGTTCTATAAACCTGCCGCGCAACAAGGAACTACCAATTTATCCAATGACTGCCATTGACGAAATCACGTATCGCACACCCGATGCGTTGTTCAACGGTCAAGCCGTGGTAAGTGTTGTGCAAAGTTGTGTGCCTGATATCAAGGATGCGTGGGAATGCCCAGCACCCGATTTAAATGCTATATTAACTGCAATTCGTATTGCTAGTTACGGACACAATTTAGAACTTACTACAACTTGCCCAAATTGCAACACAACCGACGACTATACATTGGATCTGCGCAGTGTACTAGATCAAATGAAAATGCCAGATTTTTCTAAGTCTATTACCTACGGTGATTTAGAAGTTACGTTCCAACCGCTGACATATCGTCGTCAAAACGAAACAAATCAATTGCAGTTTGAGAATCAGCGTATGTTGCAACTGATCCCAAATTCTGATCTGCCAGACGAAGAGAAATTGCAGCGACTCCAGGACGTTTTAAAGCAAATCACAGAATTAACAATTGAGGCCATAAAGTACAGTATTTCTAGCATCCGCACACCAAATGCAATTGTTACAGAAACTGAATACATCCAAGAGTTCTTGAAAAATTGCGACCGCAACTTGTTTAACTCTATCAAGGATCATGTGATTGCACTTCGCGAATCCAGCGATCTCAAACCACTGGATGTTAAATGCCAACATTGCAGTCACGAATACACACAGCCGTTGACATTGGATATGACAAGTTTTTTCGTACCCGCCTCCTAAACTCTACATTTGAGCAAGTTTCGGAGATGGTTGATAACATGGAAAAAGAAGCCGACAATCTCCGAAAAGAGAGTTTAAAAATGTCGTGGTACATGCGTGGAGGCGTAAGTTACGAACAAGCCCTGCAAATGAGTATGAAGGAACGTCAGATGATCGGAGACATCATCAAGGATAACCTTGAAACTACTAAGAAATCTAAAATGCCGTTCTTCTAATGGAACTAGAACAAGTAAAAGCAGATATAGAATCATGGATTGTGAACTTTGTAGAAGTTCCGCATCCTGCGCTAGGCGGATTTCCACCTTGCCCTTTTGCAAGGTCTGCGAGAATGAAACGCACATTTGAAGTTTATCTAGGGTCCGATCCGTATTTTGATCTAAAGAATAGAGCAAGGTACGGCATGGGCAACAAAGAAGTTGTTATCTATGTGTATGATCCAGTTGAATGGCCACACGAACTGTTCGCCGCAAGCATCGCAGCAGCAAACAACGATCACTTGTTGCGCAACGATATTCTTGCTTTAGAAGATCATCCCAGTGATGTAGAAAACGTCAATGGTGTTATTATGAATCAAGGCAAGTATGCCATGGCGTTGGTGCAAAGTCTTTCAGACCTAAATGCCAAAGCCAAAACAATGGCCGCAAAAGGTTTTTATGATGCGTGGCCAGAAGAATATTTGCAAGCACTGTTTCAGCATAGACAAGATCCGCGAGTATGACCTATCAGTTTGCAAGAATAGATCTAAGTAAAACCAACTACACGCCCAGTGTGAAGTGGGAATATCTGCGAAAACCAGACATTTCTAAGTTGAATAGCATATACAGAGACTACTGCAAGTACAAGCATTTTGCGTCAGTAATGCCTATATTTGACAGCCGTTACACTGATCCTATGACTGATGTTATAGGCTATTACGACGGAGATAAACTAGCAGCGTTCTCATTGATCAAACGCTACGATGACAAAAATGCGCTATGCGATCAGTTCGCATGGAACTACAGCAATCCTAAATTACGTTTAGGAATTGAAACAATGAAAGCAGAGTGCGCTATCTACAAGGAACGAGGATTCCAATACTTGTATCTTGAGCAAGCGCACTTATACAAATCTCAAATAGACGGATTTGAAATACTAGGGCCCTTAGAGTAATGTTTTCTGTATATCAGCACTGGGATCCGCTGAAGGCTTGCATTGTTGGGCGCAGTTACCCTCCTGAATTTTATTCCTGGATCACAGTACCACATGTGCGTTCATTGTTTGAACGCATTGCTACAGAGACCGAAGAAGATTATCAGGCTATTATAAAAAAACTACAAGAGTTTGGAGTTGAGGTTCTGCGTCCAAACTTAGCAGATACAACATTTATCAATGGCAGATTTATGCCGCCGCCTATGTGCCCAAGAGATGTCACTGTTATGATCGGCGATACATTTTACGAAAATTATAGTTTTGATTATAAAAAATCTTACCAAGACGTCAAGGATCCAAGTTGGCCCGATTGTTGCTCTATGGAAGAATTTTTGTCGTTGCCCCAATGGATCCAAGACGAATGCAACAACGTACATGAGTTTAAGGCTTATAGAAAATTTTACTCTACATACGATCATATTTTTGATTATGTTCGCAAACAAGAAAACCAGATCAAATCACATCACTATCATCCAACACTGTTAAATGGCGCACAGATATCACGCATTGGCAAAGATTTGTATTTTGGCACAGATGCTTATAATCGAGACACCACTGACTTTAGGCAATTTGTCAACAAAGAATTTCCAGATAACAGAAACCATATTATCAACACAGGAGGCCACAGTGATGGCACATATTGTCCTGTGTGCCCAGGACTAATCGTAAGTCTTAGAGACGTGCCAACGTATGCCAATACATTCCCAGACTGGGAAGTTGTTTATCTTCCTGGACAGAGTTGGTCTAAGGTATCGGCGTTCTTAAATCTAAAACTAAAAAATGCCGGCAAGTGGTGGATTCCAGGATTCGAACATGACCAAGACGTTATTGACATTGTAGAGAGATGGCTAGGGCACTGGACTGGGTACGTTGAAGAAACTGTGTTTGATGTCAACATGCTGATTATTGATCCGAAAAATGTCATAGTGTTTAACTACAACAAACTGGTATTTGACGCATTGGAACGGCACGGCGTAACTCCACACATAGTCCCATTTAGACATCGATATTTTTGGGACGGTGGCATACACTGCGTAACTAGTGATTTACACCGAGAAGGTACACAACAAGATTATTTTCCACAGAGAGGTTAACATGGCAGATTTATATACAATTTGGGCAGACAAAGAAGGCGACATATCAGACATTGACTGGGTCAATGGCATGAAGGGATTCTTTGATCATCTTATATCAGAAGGTAAAATGGAGAGTTATCGCATCACAAGATGCAAGATGGGATTCCGTTCAATCGCAGACATGCCAGAATGGATGATTATCATGGAGTTTCGTGACATGGCTCAAATGGACGAAGCATTTAAACGAGTAGCACCTCAACAAGGAGAACTCGAAACTAAACACAAATCCTTTAATCAATTTGTCAGTGGCAATATTCAACATGCACTGTTTAGAGATTGGCCAGATAAGTTTTAACTATCAAGATGTGCTACGCACATCTATTAACTTCGCTATCGCTCGTTAATGTTATTGTTACAAAGAGCGAAGCGATTTAAGTCTTCATCCAGATCTTATGGTCACACTTTGCCCGCACAGGGCAAAGAAACTTCATCCGAGTCGGGCAAGTCACTTAGCGTTAACACATTACAGAGGCGGTTGTCCGGTACCTCGAGTGTCGTCTTTATCACAACGGCGGCTTGTACAATATACGCTAACATACGTACAAACGTGCTACCCCACGGTAGCGTCTTTTTGCTTTTTTAAATTCTGTTCAAACAATCAAACCGCAGCATTTCGCGATCTTCGTCCTGTCAAGGATAGTGATTGAGTGCTCACTAGCGCGGTGAGACTTCCATCCCTGTGATCCGAGATCCAGGTCTAGGGCACACGATATTGGCTTGTGCGGGCCGTAACTGCTTAACCGTTTAGTTTGTTGATTATGTGACTGCCATGTACACGGACTTGAATGTGGCCGTTGTACCAGTCTTTGGATTCTAGCACTCTGCGTGAAAATTGTTCTCTTGCTTCGATATAACTACACTCTGATTTAGATTTGCAGTAATAAAGTATTTCTCTTTTAAAATTGTCTTTGCCAAAAAGTTCTACATCTTTAGATAGTTCAGGGCTGGAACCGTAGTATTCTTGCCAATCTGAATCAATCTTAGATTTGATCTTCTTTTTCTTCTTGCTGCCGTTTTTGAGTTTGACTGTTTTATAAGTTGTCTTAGAGAATTTTGCTAGTTTTTTGCCTATGTATTTGCGATCGTTTGATAGGTTAGTGATGATGTAGACAAAGCCCACACAATCTTCGGGTAGTGTTTCTACTGGTTGATTTTCGTAAAGCCATGTCATGTAACATAGTTATCACGATCACCACGAAGTACCGTATTTTTCGTCTACTAATGAACTTTTGCACTTGGTTTGACATTCCTGCCACTTAAATGTTTGAAATTCTGTAGACCAAAACGAGTCTGCTAATACGTCTGTTAAAGTTCTTTTGTTTAAATTAAAGTTGCTTGCTATTTGCTGCCAGTCTGAATTGTGGTTGTATCTGTTTGCTACCCAGCAGCAAGGGAATAATTTGCCCTGGGAATCAATGTACAATCCTTTGTTGCCTATTTCGCATAACGGAGTAACTCCGTTACGACTTTTAGTTTGATTGAATAGTTTGTTGTTTGTTAACGGAATTGATTGCCATTCGCCTGATTCAGACAACGCAGTCACTTCACGTTCAAATCGATGTGTACTACTAACAAATCCTACACTGGGCTGAAGAGGATCGTCTGTACCGTAAGATGGATATACACTGCCAAACTTTGTGCTTTTTGTTAACTGGAATACGTCAACTCCTAGTTGTTTTGCAAAGTTCTGCATGTAGTCTAGTTTGTGTTCGTTGAACTTGAATGCAATTGCAGCCCATACAATTTTACAACGACTTGTGGCTCGCAGAGTTTGCAGTCCTGCAATGATACTGTCGTAGTCGCTGTTGACACGATACAAGTTGTTGCTGGCATTGTCGTAGCCGTCGATACTAAAATGCACACTGTCATAGGAATCCAGTAGATTTCCCAATGCTGCCCACCACTCAACTTTTTTATAAGAACCGTTGGTTATAATAACAATCTCAACAGGCTTGATATCTTTGAGATATTTGATGATAGGAATCAAGTCATGTGCATAGATAGGATCGCCATCGTCGCCGCAGAATGTAATCTTCTCTACGTTTGCTAATACAAACTCTCGAGTAAAGTTCTTCTTAAAGAACTCTAAGTCTAGTTCAGTGTTAACAAGACTGTTGGGAACCTCTTGACGAGCACAGCGAGGGCAAGCAAGGGTACATTTGCTTGAAACTTCTATATGAAAATGCCAAGTGGCTAACATAATTGTGTTTCTCTCTGCCATTGATTTGAAAAACTTGTGTTAACACCTTTGGTACCACACGTATCTAAGCACACTATGTTAGGTTGCATGCTAGTCCACGAACTTTGTATTTCATCAAAGTTTGCAATAAAATCTTTTTGCCGAGCACCAAGCCAACAACAAGGACTTAAATTTCCTTGTGCGTCGATGTATGCGCTTTGCTCATTGAGTGCGTGACAATTAACTTTTGTTCCTTGCACATTGGGAGATAGCCAACCAATAGGGGCTTCTAGTCTGTCTGTGAACCCACGCTTTGATACTTTGGCACGGAACCATTTGAATCCCATGTCCTTGGCAAGTTGCTCACACTCATCGACTTGATGCTGATTGTGTTTGTAAACCAACATGTCCCAGTGTGCCGAACCGCCTGCTTCTATAAAAGATCTTGCGTTGGACATTAACTTGTTCCAGTCCACATTCTTTCGATACACTGAGTTGGTATTTTCTAACCCGTCAATGGAAAAAACAACATAGTCTTGTGGTTGATTCAATATCTTAGCAAGACCGTACCACCAGAACGGATTCTGAATAGCACCATTGGTGTTCATGCCTAGTACAATGTTGGGGTTTACTGATCTAAAGTACTGATATAGTTCAACTGTGTTTTTGCCAGCAACTGGATCTCCGTAGTTGCCGCACATAAACATCTTGTCTAACTGTTGAATAGCATCATCATCAAAATGCTTTAGTACCTGACGCACAGTCAAGTGATGTTGTTGATGTTTGTGAAAGTTCCGGTCTGTTTCGCGAGCACACAACGGACATGCGGCCTGGCACACATCCGTTGGTTCTAAGTGTAAGACTTTTATATTACGCGACATCTATATCTGTATTATACGACGTGAAGCCGTTTTCTTTGACTACTTTGAGTATATTTTCTACTCGTCCGGCTAACTCGTCTCTGTGAGACACAAGCCAAATAGATTTGTGACGTTCACGACTTATTTTCTTCAACAGTCCCAGTGCGTTTTCGACACCTGATGTATCTAAACCGTTGTCAATGAGTTCGTCAATGAACAACAAGTTGATTGGATGATACAACGATTCCCAAACATCACGGAATGCCCAGGACATTGACAGGATCAGTCGTGTGCGTTCGCCGCGACTCAAGTTGTCAAAGTCTAGTTCTCGACCTAGTTCTTCAATTGAAACTGACAAATCATTGTTGAACTTAACTGTATGCGGCAATCCGATACGATCCAAGTAGTGTGTTAATCGTTGATTGAGATACGCCAAGTTTTGATCAATAATCTTCTTACGAACAAATGAGTCTTTGGATGTTAATAGTTTAAGCAAGAACTCTTGATGCTCTTGCAGTCTTGTGAGTTCGTTGATAGTGTCGTAATTTATAGTTTGAAGGGCTTGCTTTTGCATTTCTTCAATCTGTTCTGTGTACGGATCTTTCTCTTCGCCCTTTTTAGCAATCTGCTCTAGCAGGTTGTTTACTTTACTACGATGCTCAATTGCTTCGGACTCTTTGTCGTAATGTGTTGCAGGCTGCGGCGGAACAATAACTTCTTCTAGTTCTTCGATTTGTTCAGAGAACGGATTGGTTTCTGCTTCTTTGGCATCCAACGCTGCCTTTAAACTGTTGAGTTCGCTAGAATGCCTAATGGCTTCGGCTTCTGTTTTGTAATGCGTGGTTGGCTTTGTGCCTAACTCTCCCAACGCTTTCAACGCATCAGTATTTTCGATCCATTGTGTATTGGTAGCCAGTGCTTGCAGGGCTGCTTCTTGCAGGGCTTTTTCTTTTGCTGCTAGCACTGACTCGTGATTAGTGTCGTGGAAGTCTTGGCCACACGCATAGCACTTGTGATTCTTTAGTTCTTCAACTTCTGCTTTTAACTTCTCTACAAGTTTGTTTTCTTTGGCTTCGTCTGCAACACAACGAGCAATGAGTTTTTCTAAGTCAGCAATGTCTTTGGCTTTTTGATTGTATGCTGCTAAAGACGCCCATGCTGCTAACTCAGTTTCGATGTTGATGCGATTCTTGTCTAAATAAGCACGGCCTGCTTCAGCAACTTCGTTATTGTGCTTTTGTCGCCACGCAGTTTCTCTAGCAACCAGTGCATTATATGTGTCGGCTTGTGACTTTTTTGCACTCCAAACTGCTAGATCTTTGTGAGCCTGCAACTCTACTTCGATATCAATTTCTGCTAGTTCATTGTATTGGGACGCTAGATATGCTAGGTCGCTGTCAATTTTCTTTTGCCATAGGCCACTACGTCGCTTTAGACTTTCGATTTGTTCTTCTATGCGAGAGTTGGCTTCTTGCACGGCTCTAACACGGAACTCTTCTTGAGAAATAGCATCTTTGGTTTGTTTGTTGAGTTCTTTGATCTTGTCGGCACGTTCGGACAATAAAGTAATACCTAACAACTGCTCAATGATTGTGCGTTGGTCGTTGGCTTTTAAACTTAAAAACGGTTCAGTGTATGTGTTAAGAGCAAGAACGTGCTTGAACATATCATGACTCATGCCCAGGATACGCTCAATTGCTTCTTGTGTTTCTTTGTTTTCGCCCTGTGCTTCGTCTGTTGCGGCTTGCTCTTCGTGGTTAACGTAGAACTTGAGCACGTTGGGTTTGCGACCGCGTTCAATTTTGTATTCTTTGCCGTTGACGTCAAACTCTAAACTAACCAACATGCCCTTGCTGTTGGTTTTGTTCACAAGATTGTCCTTGCGAATGTTGCTTAGGGCATTACCGTAAAGTGCATAACTTAACGCATTGATAATAGTAGTCTTACCTGTGCCGTTGCGCGAGCCATCGCCACCTAGGTCTAGGTTTTCGCCTAGCACCAGCGTTAGGTCGTTACGGTCGAAGTTAATGCCTTGTGTGGCATTACCCACACTCATAAAGTTTTTAACAGTTAAATTTTTAAATTTGATCATAGGTTCCGATAGATTTGGAGCAGTAATTTATTGTCGTAGAAGTCGGACTCGATGTTTGTAAGTTGATCCGTTACGATTTGATCAACAGATTCGAACTTTACATCTCCGGGGGCCATGTCTTCGTCTACACCCGCTGCCTTGTTTGGAATCAGAGCCATCTCACGAAGTTCGTAAGTTTTGATAAATGTTTCTTTGATAAAGTTTGCTTCTTCGTAACTTATTTCAATGTCAAGGTTGACACGTACATGCATCTTGGGCTTAAGAAGAGATGCAGCGTTATCGATAAGGTTTGCCAGACCGTATACCCTGTACGTCGGTTGAGCAGGCCATTGATGAAATTCAGGCGGTCTTCCCCACTCCAGAATTGTGAGACCTCTTTCGTCGTCGCCAGCGTCTGCATAATTGTGAGGGAACGCATTACCAATATAGGTAATATTCTTTTTAGTTTGTCGCTTGTGGAAGTGCCCAGTGTACACATGACCAAATCCGTTAAGATTATCTCGTTGCAGTTCCCCATGATCAGGCATCTCCACCATTGCGTTCATCAAATAACCGGGCAGTTCAAAGTGCCCGAACAAATACTCACCTTTTAACTTAGACAAGCGTTTATGGTCATCACCGCACAGCCAAGGTGCAATAACAACGTTACCACTGTCAAACCAATCATTGCAAATATGTACATTAGGGAGATGTTTTGCCCACTCAACACTTTGGATATCCCGTTTATCGCGATAATAAAGATCGTGGTTACCAGGAATAAAGTACACATGATCAAAGTTGTCATTGAGATGCTCCAGTGCTTGTAGGCTGTAGTTCAGTGTGACGATGTTTAGTGTAGATCGGTTGTTGTGCCAATCTCCTAAGAACATGCAGGTTTCGCAGCCTTCTTCTTTTGCCTTGGCAGTTGCCCACTTGACAAAAGCCAAACAGTCCTCGTTGTGGAGAACAGAGTTTGACTTTAAGCCAAAGTGGATATCTGTGAAGATGGCTGCTTTTTTAAATAGGTTAGTCATCTACCTAGTATACTACTCATCGAGACTAGAAACAACCGGTCCGGACATTGCAGCCATACTTTGTTTGCCGGAGTTTTGTCGAGTCCATGAAGGATTGAGCCCGTTCATTTCAAGGATGTCATCTCGAATGTTCTGGTTCTTTTTCTCGATGTTAAGAATCCGTGTAAAACTATTAGTGATCGCAGCGGTATAGTAAGCGAACGGGTTCTGACTTTTGGATTCGTCAAACTGTAGACCAATCTGACTAAGTTGCAAAAGAGCTTGTCCACGCATTTCCTCGTTGTAAGTATAACCACGCCAGTTAGAGCGTGTAGCATAGCGTTCGCACAATTTCATAAACATTGTGGCTAATTTTCGCGTCATTTGGCCGTGTTCTCTACAGAACTCTCCCGTCTCTAGGTCCCCTTTCCAGTGGCTTCGACCCACAATAAACGGCGTTTTTTCGTCGTCAATTCGGTAGTGTTCAAACGGAGGAAAGTTTAAGCGAACATGGTTCATATCCAAAATTGGCTCGTCTACAAGCCCTGCTAATGGATCGTCTTCAGTTACATCGTCTAAATCCAAGATTTCTTCAAGTTTTCGCTTTTTAGCCTCTGCTTTTGTAATCTTCTTGGGTGCCTTGGGTATATGGTCCCATGCAGTAATTCTAAACACCAAGTCTGTGTTTGGAATCTTCTTTTGATCAATTACTTCACCTGTTTCTCGCTTGATACGATCTGCACGATTACGGCGTGCTTCTACAATAGTGCGTTGATTGATCTTGTCAAGGCTTGGTAAAATGATGTCGTATTGGTGATCGTTTACTCTGTCCTTGTACCAGCAGTATGTGTTTTTACTGAGGTGAATTTCCTTTAGAATGTCCCGGTTGTTAAGATAGTTAACTTTTGCGGGTGGTTTTGGTAATAAAGTCATGTTTGACTGTGTCTCCTGATGTATACTTATTGTAACACTTTTTTACTACTTGTCAACCTTTTTATAAACTGCGCCGTTAAAATTTTGGGTAAATAAGGTATAGGAATAAAATTATGGCCGACGAAAATATTGATTATAGCCCTGCTCCAGTAAATCCAAACGAGGACCCGGAAGTCGCTGCGGTACTGGCCGCGCAGGCCGAAGCAGATGCTGTGGTTGCAGAAAACAATCAAACAGTTGACGATCAAGATCCGTTTGAAGCCGCCCGCCTTCGTGCTATCGAAGAAGAAGACACTGAGCCTCGTGTGTTTGGTCCCGAAGACCTTGGTGTTGAAGCACTAACTCCTGAGCAAGTAGCGCAGCAAGAAGAAGAACAACAACTAAACAGAGAAATTCTGCAAAGCGAAGATAACTTGAATGCAGCGTCTGAAGCAGCATTTAGACAACGTGCCAAAGAGCAAGCAACCTATGCAGCAAGATATAAATCTCCAAGCAATGCAGATTGGCGGGTTCGTTTAGTTTTAGCAGAAGGATCAACATATCTTTATAAAGATCCAGCAGCATCGTTGGGCATTCTAGCACCATTGGCAAAAAGCAATGGTGTGATTTTTCCATACACACCGCAGATTCAAACTGCTTACTCTGCAAACTACGAAAAGTACGACATGACTCATTCGAACTATCGTGGATATTTTTATAAAAATAGTGCAGCCAACGATGTTAGTATCAATGCAACCTTCACAGCACAAGACACAGCCGAAGCACAATACATGTTGGCAGTGATTCACTTTTTCCGTTCAGCAACAAAAATGTTCTATGGTCAAGATCCATTGCGCGGCGCACCTCCTCCCATAATGTATCTTGTTGGCCTTGGCGAATTTCAATTCAACGGTCACCCATGTGTAATCTCCAACTTTCAATACAACTTACCTAGTGACGTTGATTACATTCGTGCAACCAACCCTAACAATTACGGATCTAACATGCTGAATCGCATATCGCCAATCAGTGCTACCAGCAGTTTGCTTCCGCCGTCCATTAATAGATTGGCCAATGCTATAGATAAGTTTGGAAACTTTTTAAAACCGGGTGCTTTGACTGGTGTACCGCAAAGCAATGATGTACCTGGTGTAGTAACAAACGCTAACCGCGCAACCTATGTGCCTACTAAAATTGAATTGAACATCACACTGTTGCCAATTCAAACAAGATCGCAAGTTAGCAAACAATTTAGCAACAAGGAATTTGCAAATGGTAATCTACTCAAAGGAGGATTCTGGTAATGTCTGCAACGTATAATTCAATGAGTCCGTACTTTGCTACGCCATACAGTCAGTTCTTCTTAGACAAGATGGTCAACAGACCTATTCCTAAAGAAAACGATGACGTACAGTTTACTATTAATCAAACGTATCAGTATCGCCCTGACTTGCTGGCCTATGACTTGTATCAAAGTCCGCAACTATGGTGGGTGTTTTATCAACGAAATCCAAATACGCTACAAGCACCGCCTTTGGATTTTAAAATAGGAACAACAATTTACTTGCCTAAGATTACTACACTTAAAGCAACATTAGGATTCTAATAGATGGCCACTATAACAATACAAGTTGATAAAAATGGGTTGTATTTTTTCGTAGCCGGTGGAATCATTAATGGACCGTTTCAAGATTATGCCGAAGCAGCAGCATTCGCATCGCAATTTGGCGATGTGGTTAAAGG